GGATATGGTATCACGTCTACTTTTATACCGAATCCAAATCGCTCAAACCCCCTCCATTTCGATCTGTCACTTATCGTATAGGTAAATCTGTTTTCGTCTTTTTTGATCACTATTTTTAATTTATTCATCATTCATTCCTCGCCTTTGCCACTGAACCATGAATGTTCACTCACTCACCTTTGCATTGGTATTCGGAAATCTCTTGGTAAACGCATTTAACGCATCATTGAATATAAGGGCATAGATATCCCATAGTTGATCCTTATCCACTGCACTTAGAACATCGCAAAATGCCTTGAGGTAGAGTTCCTTTCGTTCTGCGGGAAAACCATCGTTGTTTTCAAGCATTAACGTAATGTTGTTGGAGACGATTATTATCGAATCCTCCTTCATTTCTCTATCTCCCTGTTCGCTGTTGGTGTTGAACTCTGAAGTTTTCCACCACAGAAGGCACAGAACTCAGATTTTCCAGTAATGACTAGAATCTGCTCTTCACAGCCCTCACAGGTTTTATAACCCATAAACTCCTCTTTTGAACGAGTCACTTAGCCCAGACCCCCGCCTCTTCTTGAAGTAATTCCGACTCAAGAGCTTCGTCAATGAGGGCTTTTCCTTGAAGGAGGCACTTTACATAACGGGAGTTTCCATCACCGCATGCCTCCCAACACTCAGTCCCACCAAGACAAGTCCCAAAGCAGTCGGGTAAATCTTTTTTCTTGATGTCCGTTTCAAGCAATATTCTTACCATCAGTTCACCCCCTCATTCGCCGTTGTGGGTGAAAGGCGAGAATGGATGAATTTGTTGAAATCCTCTCCGCCCCAAGTAATCCAAACTATCCAATCGAAAGTTCCATCTTCGCGCCGCTTATAATCCGAGCTGGCAGTAACTGAGTCTATCCATTCCGCAAGCAAATCATTGAAGTTCGCCTTTGGGTATGAACTCTGAGAATCACTCATTCAGATAGGTCTCCATGTCCTTAACTTGGAGGAATAGTTCGGCACTTGATTTAGCCACGAACTCTGGACAGTATTCCTTTTCAAGTAATGTCTGTGCAAAGATAGATATAAACTCGGCCCAACTAAACTCTATTTTATCCTTTTTTTCACTCATTCTCCCACCTCCGTCTTCGCACTTTCTGATATTTCTTGCCACTTAGGTTTAACGAAGTTTTGACCCACATACATCATCTCCTCGAATGTAAGCATATTACCCTTCATGCGGTTACAGTTGGCACAAGAGAGAACAATGTTATCCAGATAATATCCTCGGTCATTATCCTTACAATCAACGGTAAGGCGAAACGCAGTCACGCCAAAGTAGTCATGCATAATCATTACAAGTTCCTCGGGAATATCACAGTAAATGCACTTCTTAGGTTGGCTATTATGCCACTCGATAAACGCTTCCTTTTCGAGATGAAATGGTTTGTCTTGCCAAAACTGTGCTTGTCCTTTAAGGTTTGTATAGACTCCGGAGGGTGTTTTACGCCATTTCCTTGCTCGTGTTGCGTTACACGCCTTACATTGATAGGCATATCCGTCCTTGCCAAGTCTATGTTTGGAGAAGTCAGTGATGGACTTAGAGGCGCCACACTTCGTACACTCCTTCGTTCGACTCATGGTTATCGAATGGGCTATTCAACCTTATTAGCATTCTCCTTCTCAGTATTTATAGTATTTATCGCACTCTCTGACAAACTCTGAATGTGTTCTTGCAACCATTGAAGTGCATGTTCGGGGGTACAGAAATAATAAGTTAAAGTAATGGAACCAATCTGTTGATGACATTCTTTACACCAACCTTGGTCGAGGTTTGGACTTTCAACCGAATACCCTCCGGCTGGTTCGTTACAGTCTTCCAAGTAACAATCAACGCGCATCATTTCTCATTCACCTTCGTACTTTGCTCAGAAGGGCGAAGTTCTTCCTTGCCCCCACAATCTACGTCGGTCTCACAGTTATCACAGTCGGGATCGGCAGCACAAAGAGGCTTCGGGGGACTTATGTTATGTCGCTCTCTCGCCTCTCGGTTAGCCCACTTCCGGAGAATTGGCATCAGAGCATCGCGGGCCTCATCAACGCCTAAGTCTGTTAAGGAAGATATATCAGCAGATATGGACCAAGGGGTTGGTCTATTTCGTACTTCCAAGTCGTTTCTCTGCAATACGTCTATGATGTCATCAAGTGGAACATAAAATCTTCGCCCTCTAGGGTAGACCTTTCGCTCAACAACATTAACTAGTTGAAGAAATTCCATTAGTTTCATTCTTGTTTCCTCGTGGTTTGATTAGAACGACGAAGCATCATCCTCACATTAACGAGTCTAATAAGAAGAACGCCAAGGATAGGGGCACCCAATACAAAAAGCATTTGTTCTATTTTTTCATCACGTTTGAATTTTTCTGGATATGTCATCTCAGTCACAAGAGTTAAACCCAGTTGACTATTTAAATGGTTTGGTTATCGCTGTTCTGTCCCAATGACGATAGTTTATATGTATGAATTGGAAACCCAATATATGATGTCCTACCATCAACCCACAGACACCGAAGTACGAGCCAAAATAGAGACAATTAAATCCAAGGAATACCGCAACGCCTTCAAATACCAATACCTCATCTGCGGACGAATCAGTGAAATGTGTGGGCCATACGCACCAAGAGGAAACTCATTCGAGAAGTTGTCATTCGATGTGCCAATTTTCGTCCCGCGAACCTTTGGAGAGGAGGAGGTGACAGTCGTTGAGCCCACCCAAGTTCCAGCGGTCATGTTCATCGCCAAGACCGCCAAGCGGAAGGGGAGGCTGCGCCCGTGCGCCGTTCCTCTTGATCCAACCTATGAGCCATGGGCGCGGGAAATAATGGAATACATGCAAGAGTTCGGCAACGACCACCCCTTTATGTTCCATGAGAAACATGAGCACAGCATCCGCTACGCTCAGTGGGCGGCACAGAAAGCCTTCGGGGGATTCATGTGGCCTATGGTAGAGTACACTCGAAGTGAGGAGCGCCCCTACACTCAGGACATGGTTCTCGACAAGCGATACGGAGACACGGGCTTCGATGAATACTTGGTAGAGTTTCCCGACGGTAAGAGACATTGGACATACGATAAAGAGGTCGTCATGGAGCCTGAGAAGGTGCTCAGTCGGTGGAAGCCATTTCGGAGTCACTGTCTCAGGAAGCGGCGCATAGTCACCTTGACGATGGACTACGAGTTCGATGGAATAGATGCCGCGTACTTCGGGGGTTGGACCGAGTCGGGAAGGGATAAGACCATTCCCGTGGCTCTGAAGCACTACCTTCACATGGACCTTGGTTCAGCGGCTGAGAGCATGACGCTTCTAAAGAAGATGTCTAAGAGATATTTCTACAAGCTCTGCAAAACCATTTAATTTCCGAATCCCTTATTAACACTCACCACTATAATTAGTTGTCGAGTGGGAACAAAATGATAAAGATTTGTCGGGGGTGTGGAGAAAGTAAAGACTACTTAGACTTTCATAAAAACAGAAGGGCCATGGACGGACTCCAAGCTAGATGTAAATCATGTATGTCTGAGTCTAGTAAATCATGGGTTGAAAAAAACAGAGAAAGACGAAGAGGATATCAACGAGAATATCATTTTCTATATGGCAGACATGGAAAGGGAAGAGATCGTGCCGGGTACTTGGATGGACAAGGTTTCTGTGTATGGTGTGGAGAATTGTTCCCCCTTCTTTTAGAACAGCATCATCCCTTCGGGGCTAAGGAATCGGATTTCATCTTGTCTTTCTGTGCGAACCATCATAAGATTGCTTCATTGTACCCCAATTTCATGAAGGAGTGGACCGGATATTCTAGTTAGTACAAAATCTGATTTGGCAAAAGCCAAGAAAGATGCGGAATATGTCAACCGATTAATCAAGAGAGGGATAAACCCAATTGATGCCTTCTTAGCGCTTCAAGAGGCGTTCATGAGGGGGGAAATCAATACAGAGTAATATTGTTCAATACTAAAATGGGTCCAATCACTACATTTCTTTATTGATTCTCGGTTCAGCGGGAGAGTTCTGATAAAACAATATGGGTTCACTGTTTAGGGGAAAGTCCGAAGAAGTTGTGTCTGGCGGATGCCTCATCTGAAACCGCGGATGCTTCCTCCCTGGTCTTGTATGAAAGTTGATGTATGATCCACGATGTCTGACAATACTTGCACCACCACACATCGAGGCGAGCCTTCCCCAAGGTAGAGTGACACTTAGGACAATACATCTTCTTCCTCGCTGTTGTGGACAAACTCTGAATAGTGTGGGCATATAAAGTTTCCATGGCATTTTCTAGGAGTGTATTCGGAACAGTCGCCCCATTTGACACATCTCTTCATTCATCTTCGCCCTTTTCATTAAACTGCGAAAACCATTTCTCATACCATGACTCAAACGCCTTCAGATATTTTATCTCTAGGTGCATGAACAGTACAGGCGGACTAGTGAAATTATAATATAGATTAAACGCTATATCTTCTGGGTTTGGTTTATCTTCCAAACATCGCTTGAACCAGCTCTCTACAGCACCAATATCGAACGCCTCAACCTCACCATACACGTGCTCATTTCTCCAATGATGTCCGAATTGTGGGAACTCTGTTTCACTCATCGTCTTCGCCTTTCTTCATAAACTCTGAGTCGAAGCGTTCCAGGTAGCGTTCAAGCGCCGTCTTAATCTGCTTCAGCCGCTTAGATGGTATCTGTTGGTGCATGTCTCTTCTCCTCCAGTGGAAGCAGTTCATCATGAAGTGCCTTGGTGACTGCGAGGATCTCCCACGTATTGTTATACTCGTGATACCGGACGGTGAAGTAGATGCTCTTCTGAATGGTGTTGCCGAGCCGGATGGTGGTATTCTTCGACCCGAACTCGTGGATTGCGTCGGGCTCAATGGCAAAGCTCTTCATGTATCCACCTCAATACCTCTTCGTCAAGCCAGAACTCAAGCGGCAGGGTCATCCACTTCGGCCATTTTCTCTGCATGTTTCTTCAACTCTTCCTTGGTCCCCTTCGTGTCATCTATCCCCATCTCGGAAATCTCAAACGGCGCCTCTCCAGGAGGAAGATAACTACTGTCATACAACATGGCAACTCGGGAAGTCACCAAGTCATTTGATGGTTTCTTGAGGAACACCCTGGTCGTAGCGGCGTGGGCCATGACGTGCCCCCCCGTCGGGTTTATCCGTTTACCGTACATGTCTGGGGTGCTTAACACTTGGTTGGTATAGACTACCGTAGTTTTCGTGGATAGGCTCAATTTCATGAGAACATGAACCATCTTCTTCAGTTGGTCCTGTCGTGAACTCAACATCCCCCGCCCAATATATTCACTTCTAAGATGACCGATTATACTGTCAACTATGATGAGTTTAACGTTTTTCTCAGGGCATAAGCTATAAAGCTGGTTAATGAGAATCGTTTGATGGGAAGTATTGTAGGCGACGGCGTGGAGAATCCCATCGAGGGCGACCTCAGCGTCCAACCCCCTAGCCTGAGCTATCTGTGCAATCCGGTTAGGGCGAAAGGTGTCCTCTGTATCAATCCACGCCACCCGCCCACCCAGCCCCCCCCTCTCTATGGGTTGCTGAGCTAGGACGGCTAAGGTGAGGCACACCTGGCTCTTACCTGACTTGAACTCACCGAAGAACTCCGTCGTAGTCTCAGACTCTATGCCCCCCCCAAGAAGCGCGTCAAGTGCGGTGCTTCCAGTTAGAAGTCGGGTCCGCGCATTGTATTTATCCCTAAGTTGTTTACCCGTTATGAACCCTTCGGAAATAAAGGCGGTGGCCTTATTGATGGCACGTTCAGCGGTATCCTCCCCTATTCCCGCCTCGTCGGCTAGGGCCTTAGGAACCTGCCTTCCAAGCACATCAACGGTGGTGATACCGACCGCTCTGATTTTATCTATCGTGGGTTTGGAAACTCCCGGAAGAATCCCCGCTTCAAGCTCAACTAAGTCACTCATATTGGAGTCGCCTCATATATAACCCGATCAATCACGTACATAAAGGGTCCGTTATCAGCCTTAACCCGCTTCAACTTAATCCCCCACACATGACACACCTCAGACGGGGAGGAACACTGCCAGGTGCTAGATCCGTTGATGTGAATCATCTCCACGCGGCACTTGGGGCAGACGCCCTCCCATTTATCCAGCATCACTCTTCTCCTTAAACAGCGAAAACCACCATAGCATGAATTGTATCGTCATGTACTTCTCGCCTTGGTAGACCGTTTTTGCGTATGGGTAATATGCTTTCACTTCATGGTTTCCTCCAAAGTATGAGGGGTAAAGGTAGGAAAGACCGTCTTACAGTTTGAACACTGCCACAGATAGATGTCATATAGTTCAACTTCTGGATGAATTGGCACTCGGCAAATTGGTTGGCAATTACATTTACAATTAGGACAAATTGGTGAGGTCACTTCACGGTTCCCTCCGAACTATGAACTATATTAAACTCAAGTTCATCCTCAGTCATTGAAAGTAGTTGAGCATATAACTCATAAAATTTCTCCTCAATGTACCAATCCGGTTCCGACATTATAATTTTAATTTTCATCTATCGTAGATTCCTTTGAACCCCGAAGAATTAGTACCTGATCCCCACGCTCCCACCTTTTGAAGCGAAGGTCGAAAAGGTCACAGACATCGCAGGGCTCCTCATCCGGTCCCAATTCATCATACTTGCAGTTCCAACATCCCTCTTCATTTTCCATTTTACGCACTTCCATCTAAACCCCGAACTAATACCTCTCATCATGGTCATAAGAGACTTGAACGTTTTTATCTTGGTATCGAAAGATACATTCCGAGTGTTTTGGCTGATGGTCTGTGTTATCATCTTCGCTTGGTTCTGGGTTAAGGTCAATCGCCTCACAACCGATTTTGGTTAGTTTTCTAATGATGGTTGTATGAAACTTCCTTCGTGTTCCGTGGACAACAATATATATTCTATTATGTTTGTCACTTAAGATAGTACATGAAAGGAAGTCGGGGTTTGGTGTAGTATCGTCTAGCATAGAATAACCATCAAAGAGATTCCGATAGAAAAAGTTCTCAAGCTGTTCTTGCTCTGTCAGAATCTTGCTGGCAGACGCTAATTTCCTTTTTAGTTTATTTCTCTCCATTATGGTTTTATCCCATGAGTTGTTGATTCTATCAATGGTTTCTTCGTAGTCCTCACTCATCTTCTTCGCCCTTTTTCTATGAACTCTGATAACTGTTTAAACATTTTTTCAAGTTGGCTGTACTCCATGAAACATTCTGCGTGTGTTGCTCCACGTACACCACTAATACTTAATGAGATTCCGTGTTTTCTATAATCACTCATATAAATATTTGAGATTCGTGCACGACGACCTAGCGGTAAGTCACGTCCAATCACATAGAGAATGTGTTTGGGGTTTGAGTGATATAATATTTTATTTTTCTTTTCTCTTGTTTCCTTATCTATCATTGTTCTCACCCAAAGGCGATGTTTCAACCTCATCGAGGGGGTCGTTTAAGAAGCCTCCCCCCTGCTCGCCACACTCTGAACAATACCAATCCGTATAAGAAGCGATTCGCCCAGCACCCGTAACTTCAATCTTGAAGGTGTCACAACCACAGCCTTCACACACCACACAGAGGGTTTCATAAACGTCTTCGTCGTTTTCACTCATATTTTTCACCTAACCATGAGGATTACAATCGCAACTATGCCCAGAACCACAGATAGGGCAAGCATCGGGGTCGCTAGAGGCGGGGTGTTCGTGCTTCGCTGTTGGTTTAGAACTCTGATAAAACTCAGCCAACTCTTTGACATAAGGAAGGACGATGTTCCAACACTCGTTCCATCCCTTATCGTTGTAAACCTCGTGTTGTTTGAACCATAGCATGAGGTCAACTATTCGTCGTGGGACCGGAGAAAATCGTTCACCAATCCACTCCTCAGCGTTGGAATACTTCAGAAGTTTATCTGATGCCGTCACATACATGTCCTTGAATGTAAAGAACTTGCGTTCCCTCTCAAGCAGTTCCTCGACACGGCTGTTATTGAACGTCCAATCCTCTCCATCCCAACTAATTATCCCCGATTTATCTAGGGCGTCCCAAAACTCTTGGTCCTTCATTCTTCCACCTTCTTCGTACTTGTCTCAGAACTCTGAGTTGTGATGAAGGTGTTTATAAAACGGGGGAGGGTTTCTACATCCATTCTAGACCCAACCCAATAGTATTTTACACCGTCAATTTCAATGTCTTGGGCTATTGGTTCAACAGATATTATTTGCATTAGGGCCCCTCCTTCGCAGTTGTATCGGAACTCTGAACTAGGTCTTTGTAGGCTTGAGGCATCTCGCTGAGTTTAAACCAGCACCAATCAGTAGATGAGCCCCGATAATGAAGGGCGCCATCCAATTCCTCCACCTCATATCCATATTTGATGTCCGTTTCAACGTTTTCAGCCGCCATTTTATTCTGTGTCCAGTGCCATAAACTGTTTTTTTTATGGTCCTTGTCCGCAACTATTACTTTTAATATCACGCTTAACTCGTAGGTTAGCCTATCGCCAATATACGTATCCCCTTCCTCCGGCCCCGTCGTCGCCGCACACATGAGGCGCCCATCCCTTCTCCACCTAATTGCCATTACTCTCCCTCCTTCGGACTTGAGGCTAAACCATGAATATCCTCGGTAAGAACTTGTAACGCCTCTCGAACGCGATTGTAGCTTTCAAGGTCATCATCGGTGATTGTAATCATATCTCCCGGTGTTCTTAGCATACCTGCCTTTCGCATAATGATTTTGATTTCCTTTATGTTACCCATCTTCATCCCTCACTGTTGATGTCAAACTATGAACCCCCCGACTTAACGGGGAGCTTCTCCTCGACGATTATGGTGTACTTCTTGTGGGGCCGTTCATAGTGGGACACGCGTTCAATGCTTACCTTGGCATTGGGAAAACACTCGAAGAGATATTCTAAGAAATCTTCAACCTTCAATCAAACACCTTCTTAACTGTGACAACGACGGTTCCACGGTTCAACACTAGGTCTAACACCACTTCATATTCTGTCTCATTGTCAACCCTGAATCCTTTGAGCTTCTCCTCTTTCGGGTACTCATATCTATTCTTAACCGCGTTGAATTTCATTCATTATTCCTCGCTGTTGTGCTTGAACGACGAAAGAACACCCCGCAGTTATTACAATACTTCCGGTTGATCTTCGGCTTGCCACACTTCGGGCATCCGTTTCCTCCCTGCTCAAAGTATTCCTTGGCGTCGGGGTACTGCCAGTTGTGCTCCGCTGCCATGTGTCTCTGGAACCATCCGATATACTTGTATATTTGGTAGGTCTTACAGATTGGGCATCTTACCGCCATCTTCGGTCAATTAAAAATAGGGGGGGATAAGGGCATATAAGCGTTTTGATTTTAATCCCATACCTTTATCCCGTTCCCCCTAAGTATCTTAGAGGTAATGTCATATATGTCCCGCTGATGATACGGCTTCTCACATGCCCGTATTTGCATCATAAGATCCCGGTGTGAAATCTCAGTCAACCGCCGAGGAATTAAATACTTCTCCAAGATGCTCTGAGCCACATCCTCAGCGTGAAGATACTTGGGAGACTTGCTACGGTTATGAAGATTAATTGCGGCAACCACCTCATTCTTCGTACACCCTAGAAGCCCGTAAACCTTCGGTTTCGGACCTCCCCGCACAAATTCAACCCGCTGAACCTTCCGAATCTGCTCAACTAAACCAAGAGCCGTAAGGTCCCTGAGAACAGAATAGGTTCGTGCCACTGAGATGCCTAGCCTTGTCTGGATTACCCATGCAGTCGAAGCCCCGTTCTGGATGAAGAAGACGAAGGTTTTGGCAGTGGCTTCGCTCTTGAAGATAGTTCCAAGTTGTGAGAGTAACTTGATGTGAGTCATGGTGTCATCTACATAGTTATTCTTATGTAATATAAATAATAACTTAAAAACACGTATTATATTATATTGGGTGTTGTTCTCCTCGGCGCTAACTAACTGGTCAGTCATTCAACCTCTCCCAACACAGGTTACACGCCATATCTTAAGAACCTATTCTTGTTTTTTCAGGGTTGGGGGGTTAAACTCATCAGTTATAAGAATGGTTGGGTCTCCATCATTCGCCTGAACCCGGATCCACACGGAGCATCCACTCCGATAGTATCTACCATGACACCACACGGCCCCATTTTTACGATATTTAAGAGACCAACCACACACCCACTCCCCATTTCTCTGGGGACACGCCACCACATCATAACTCTGCCGCTGCCTCCACAGCTTCTCCCAGGTATTCAGCCCTGAGCCTCGGGGCTGTATCTCATCTCTGAGAGTCACCGGTTTGAATCCGCCCTCCGTCATCTATTCTTCACCAAAGCCATCCGCCCCTCATTATACATGTTCATCCCATCCCCCATATATCTATACTGATATTCACAGCAGACCATATCCCGCTCCTTCCTCCTCTCTACTTCCCGGTTCTCGCAGAGAACCACCATATACTTCCCTATCGTGTACGCGTTCACCAGCTTCCCCGCCCGCTCAGAGGAGGCGGCGACTATGTCCCTGGCGTAGAACCATCCGACGCGCTCTCTAGCCGAGTCTCTTATTGCGTCCATTATATACATTACAACCATTATGTTTTTCTCCGTCTGACTGTGTAGGCCCGTGGGTTGTACCTGGTGGTGTTGTGGCAGTAGGGGCACCGCGGGTCGGTTGGATCTGGGATAAGTTCCTTATCTATCCAGATTCCCTCACGGGCACAGTAAGCATGGGTGTCATATCTACCCATTCACTGTTTCTCCCAAACTCTGATAATTACATGTCGAACTTACGAATGCCCACCCACACCCATAACTATCGAAATGAATGCAGTCATCGCAGGGCTCCATATCACACTGATTAAGAAACCACTGATCTAGTCTAGGACAGTTACGGTAAAGCCAAACAAAGAGGCGAGTTTTCCATGTCTTTCTCATGCGTCTTCCCGCGGTCATCGGCATATCAGACTTCCTCCCGAAAGGCGAACTTCTTGGGGTGGCGGGTTTTCCACCAATCTTTATTACCCCTATCATGTTCCTCCTGAGCAGAATCTTGACATGCCTTACTACAAAAACCATTGGCTCCCCACCTGAACCAGCGCCACCTTGCTTGGTGCCCCTTCTCACCACACCAACGACAAGAAACCAAGTCTGCGTTTGGGTTCTCTCGAAGTACCTTTAATACTGGACTATCTTCTCTCATTTCGCCTTTCCCCTTGAACTATGAACGTGCAACAATCGTATCTCCCTTAAAGTATTTCTCAAACCCCGGCGCCACAGCGAAGTTCTTGATGGGGCACTTAGCCCAAACGAAGCCGCCGCCATATTGTTTTTGCCTCCACGGTACTTGGGGGCAATCATCCTTGTTGATGCATCCATGACACGGTCCAGCCGAACCCCAAGAATAGTATCCTTCGCATATATCAACCTCGCCAACGATTTTATCTTCTATATGTCGTTCCTTACATCCCTTACGCTCACAATGTTTAACTTGGCGGTCAACCTTTTTCATATCTGCCCTGATGCCCCAAGTGTATGACCGTCGCCATTTGTGACCAAACCATTTACACCAATCAATCATCTTCTCTCACCTTTTGACATGAACCACGATTATCATAAGTAACGGCATCTTGCATACCTTCATATATATCACCCCACGCCCAAATCTGCAACGCATCTTTAAGGTGATCCCATGTTTTTCTCTTGGTTAATCCGTTCTTTTTCCTGAAGGCCTCGAAGCGCTTTTCATCGGTGTATATCTCTAAGTATTTTTTCATTTTATCACCTTTTTCGCAGTTGTAGCTAAACTCTGAATGTACGCACAGGAATCCGATACGGGACATTGAATGCGAACGTTATTCCAGCAACGGTTCTTTCCGTAGCAGGGCTTTTGTTTGTGCTCCTCGATGGTTTTAGTCATCCTGTACCCTCTGTACTTCCTGTACTCTTCGTACTTGATGCAGAACAGCGAACTTTCATGAGATCAGTTCCTTGTTCGCCCGTTTTCTCATCGCATAGGCGGTTGCTAGTAGAAAGGTGCTCACCTCATATCCATGCGACAGGTCAAGGATTTTATTCCATAGTTCACCAAACTCATCTGTCCGAACCATTCTAGCATCCCGCGCTGTAGGTATAATATAATCTATTTTATCCATTTGTTCTCTAATTTTTCTCTCACCCATCATTCATCCCCCTGTTTTCGCTGTTGGCGTAGAAGGGCGAAGTAGTTTGTCCAGTTCATCAAGCCATTCCTCTACCCCCCACTCTGAATAAACTTCTGGACCTCCCCCGGCTGAATGGTCTGGGTTATATGGTAAACTCATATAGCCTTTATTGGGAAACCTTCGTCGAAGTTCCATAATATCTATTAGGATATCAAATGATGAGCAGGGACCATCGCAGTCTATCTCACACCCCTCACATATTGGGGGCACTCCATCATCAATATCAGGGGATGCGGGCGTTCCTCCGAGATGTTCATATGTCATTTTCCTTTCCTCGCACTTGGGGCTGAAGGGCGAACTGGGTCGATGTTATCCACTACGAGTTGTTCAATACGACCAGCCCATATCTCCTCAAACTTTGCCTCGCCATTATAATCGAAGTATTTAATGCTAATTCTCATTTTGTGTCACCATAGTTACAGTTTCCGTTACTTTCGTGCACATCATTAAGAATCTTCGCTGTTGAGGTTGAAGGACGAAGTTTTTCTCCGCAAGATGAGCATTCTGCTTGAAGTATAATACAATCATCACATGGATGAACTTGCCACTCCTGTCCCCATTCCTTATAGGGTGTTTCGGTTGAAGAGATTCTAATTCTGGATTTTCCACAACCAACACAATAATGATGGTCTGTCCACTCGCGATATGGTTGCCAAGCATCTGAGTGTGATTCTGCTGACCATCGATTATCTCCACACTCTTTACATGGGATTATTTCAACCCAGATGGTTCTGCCCCCCCACTCATTTTTCTCATCTTTAAGAGTCTTCATTCCTCAGTCCTCGCAGTTGATATTGAAGTGCGATCGCACTCCTCTAGCATCCGCTCTCTAGACACGAGACCTTGGCTGAACAGATCAATATAGGTTTTACGGTGCCAACCCACTTCCATATAAGACCATAGCCTCCTTAGCCAGTTCATCCCCATCTCCCCCGACCATGAAGCATCCTCTCCCGCCTCCCCTTGACGGTCTCAGCGTCCTTCTTGATGCTCTTTCCCCAGTCCGCATCCCACGGACTCCAATGCCCCAGCATCTTAGGGAAGTACGGGTACTCACACTTGGGGCAATATCCACTCTCGTGAATCTCCCCGTTATGGGGGTAAACCGTGGTCGCCACCCGCCTGGAGCCACACTCAGGGCAGTTGTTTGGGGCGGGGTGATCCACGTCTCCCTTGAGAAGGCGTTTGATTAATACACTAACCATCTTCGGTCGTATAAAAAAGGAGGGGGAAAGAGTATTTAAGCGTGTCGATTATCCCAACCAAACACGCAGAAGTTCTAAGAGATCCTCTGGGCGGGTGTTCGATATTTCAAGGACAAGCTCTGATAACCAGAGTTCAACGGTGACTCGGGGGACAAGGTACTCGTCACCAGAATTATCAAGAAGATCATGGAAACGCCCCACTAGGAGGCGCCCCCTAGACCCGCAATTTCACGATGGTTTTCACTACCCACTTGGCTCGCAGAACATTTTTGGGTTTCATTCATCTTGTGGCACATAACTTACAACGTCCTCCTCCAAATCATGCCCAAGAATCCTCACGGCATATGGCTGAGTCGGCACCTCCAACCCCGCGGCGAGGTATCCCGCCTTCCAGAACTCGGTGACGAAGCGCTTCACCATTATTCTGCGGGCGTCGGCGTGGTAGTGTGCCTTATAGTTCTCCTTCTTCGTCTTCGGGTTGATTCCCCACTCGGGGCGGTGCTGGGCGGTGTACGCCTTGCGTCTGTCGTAGATTACTCGGTACTGGCTTTTCGACTTGATGAAGTTGTCTCCGATGACTCCGAGTAGAAGGGCTTTGAGTTCGGGGTTGTAGTTCAGTTCCACGCCTCGCTTCGGGCGGTCGGGCTTCCCGTCTGTCACGGCTAGTCCCGAATACTTTAACAGTTTAGAGGGCTGGCTGAATCGGGTTACATCCTTCACGAGATAGATGAGCTTGGAGGCGGTGAGGGTGCTGATACCGACAACGTGTTGAAGGTAACCGTTCCATAAGGGCATCTTGATTAGTTCCCCTGTGAGTGCCTTGGCTATTTCATTCTTCATAATATCCATAAGTTGATAGGTGGTGTGCTGTGCCAACGCCAAGTCCCGTTGCTTTGTGATCTCATTCTCCTCATAACCTAGCTCCTTGGACGCCTTCTTGATGAGTTTAGCTATCTCCTTACGATCCGATTCCTTACTCTTTCTCAGTGCCTTGATTTCACCCCAGTAGGGAGAGCGCCGGAGTAGTCTGTTCTGCACGGTGGCTCTGACTTGATGTCCTATCCGGTTCTTTGTATCGTCTACGGTCCACAAGTCACGTGTAAGGGTCTCAAAGTCTGCGCCTATCATGAGTTCTCCAAGGGTTATTCCAAGGGCTTCTCTGAGGACTTTGCGTTCAGCCCGCTTATGACGACGGACAGCATCTTCCACTGTGTCGGATTCAGTGAAGGTAACAAGGTCCACCTTCTCTTCTCGCACGGTGGGCTTGGGTTTCACGCCGGGAATGGCTTTAGGCGTCACCCTATCACCTCCACTGAATCAGTTTCGACCTTGATGGGATAGTATTTACCTGCAAAGTCACCCAATCCATACTGTTTCACGGTCATCAATCCCGCGCTGGTTGGACCCACAGGATACGCCATCACAGACGCGTACTCGTCCACCACCTTGAGGGGGGGAGTCACCATAGCCCACCTGCGCCCTTGCCCCAATGGGAAGGGTACTTGCGGGTCGTGTCTGTGCGCCCGAACCACCATGTCCGGCACACGCTTAGGGTTTCCAGTCCAGCTCATAAGCTCCAGATTGTTGTAGAAGCGGTAGGTTTTCTCTAGGGGCATCATGCGGTTGACTCGGGCTATACTGACTCGGTGCTGAAGGTTCCACCTGACCTTATCCTTCCCGAGTAGGAAGCTCAAGTTCGGTTGTCCAAAAATGACATTATCCAACTGGGCGATTTTAGACGCCACCTGATAATCAAGGTCTCCGCCTATTCCGACGGACCGGTGGTAGGGCGTCCCCATGATGGCAAGTACAATATCCGGGGTGCAGTGTTCATGGACGGTCGCCTCGTAGAACTGGAAAGCAGCTTCAACCTGGTTGTCGGTGTCCGCGTCCATGAGGGGTACTCCGAACGCCTTCGACTGTTTTCCTTCCGCCATGTCTCCCATGAGGATGGCTACGTCTACATGCCCTATTTTCTTGCAGAGTTTAACGGTTTCACGGTAGATTTTCTTCTGGACTTTGCTTGGGTGCAGGGGTGTGCCTTCTTTGGTTGAGAAGGCGGGGGGGCATATGCCCCATTTGTCGAGTGCGTGCCAGTCTCCTGTGGTGAGGAGCTTCACGGCTTCTTTGGTGGATTGAATCCACGGGGTACTATCGTAACGAGTTTTGATTTTTAACATGTTATTAAGAGGTGGGGTGATTCTAACATATAAGTCTTGCTTAATACCTTACTAAAAAAAAGGGGCGAACATCGCATCATTATCGTGGGTTTCATCGCTGACTTGGCTCGCATATTAGCATGGGCTTCACTTTACTAATGGCTCGCACCCTAATCTTGGGTTTCATGGGGGTGTTGGCTCGTAATACACACTTGGGCTTCACTGTTGTTATGACTTGCATACAAAACATGGGTTTCACTTTATTCTTGGCTCGCAACGTTAGAATGGTCTTCATTTCATTTCTGGCTGACTCGCAGTAATTCAATGGGTTTCACTTGTGATATGGCTCGCATCTTCCCCATGGGCTTCATCATCGAGGTGGCTCGCAATACGTGAATGGAGTTCATTATGCCTTTGGCTCGCACCTTTAGAGTGGGTTTCAGGTACACTATGGCTATTGTATTCCATTAGAGAAGACACAGAGAAAAGAACCGTTTGCTTCTATTTAAGTATTGCCCGCCCGCGGTAAATTGACCCAAGATGAAGGGGAAAACCCCCAAAAACTCTTATACCGCGGGCGGGTCAACAGTGATATAATCCCCTAGTTATTTATGCCTTCCTCAGTATTTACAGTATATATCGTCTTAGTAACAGAACCACGATAATCACAGTAGTCTTTTCCTTCATGAAGGAAAACAAACAACTCTGTCATAACCCAATAATCCCTATTTGTAAGCGGAGTTCTTTTGAACAACTCATCAAGCAAATCACACCTATAACACATTTTTTTTCACCTTTTCCGAGATAACTGCGAACCCACCATTAAGGTTGAATAGCCACGCATTTAGTATCGCTAACCCCGCATTTATGATTGCCGCGCCCCAATTATTGAAGACAAATAATTGAATTAGGGCTACAACACCACAAGCTAACGTAGCAATGAGGTTAATAAGCGCCGTTATTTTATCTAGGTTCATGTTCGTCTCCTCGTGGTTTAGTAACAACTCCGAAAAAACACCCATACATACAGGGTTTCTTCTCATATATCGTGCCTGACTCTGAACACTGCCAAATATCATGTTTTGGATTCACAAGAAAGGCATCCGCCTCACAATTAGGACACTTCATTTCGCTGTTTCTCCTGAACTCTGAGGATTTGTGATACAACTATATCGTTCGTTGGGGCGTATCACCAACTCCCTCCCGTCGTGCAATACTATCCACCCATCCCGTTTAAAATGACCGCAACAAGAACTGTCCGTTCGTATCCCCACCTCATTGAGTGCCTTAACGATGGGTGCGATACACGCATCAACCTTCTTAATATCCACGCGGTCCTCCCCCGTATAACTTTCATCTGCTGGCACAGTTACTTGTACCTCTACATCCGTACCCCACTTACACATTCAGACTTCCTCCCGAGTGAACCCCCCTATGTGTCTTTTCCCTTAAGGTTAGGGGGCGATAAACTACATAGTCCTGGCTTTTCTGACATAGGTGACCCGCGTATTCCTGGGTGATCTTCGTGAGCTTCCACTTATAGTTGTCTAGTTCGGATGCCCCTTCGCTGAAGAAACTTCCGTCTGGTGTCGCTACTATCACTTCGCCTTTTCCCCCGAACTCTGATAAGTACATTTTACATGCATAAGGAAAAATCGTTCAGAGTGGTGTTCACACTTTTCGCAGTCATCAAGCGCCTCATAGTGATCGTGTGCCCAAGGACACATCACAAGTTTTTCTATTTGAATTTCTCTCATACTTCTATGACAACTCCGAACTTTCTAGGAGTTTATGTTTAAATGAGATTCCCTTCGTGTCGTGTTCGATGATATAGTTCTCTAATGCGTGTTTCACATAGCCTTCCCCATATTCTACTTCCTTTCCTTCACCAAAGAAGATGTTGTCTGTAATCCACTCCTTAATGAAGGCGTCCGTCATGAATAGGTCGATTCTTACGCTAACCTTCCTCATTTTATCGCCCTTCTTGACAAACCACGAATCAATCCTTAAGCATCTCGATTGACGCCTTAATCTCTTTCAGAGTGAGAAGATTAGCATAATCACATGCCCAATCAGAGAACTGGAAACGACATAGAGTGTAGTAGTCCCACCACTCAGCGGGGACATCTCTCATTTTATCTTCTGATATGTGCCAATATTGGAGAACTACCCCCCATTGTTGAAGACCACAATCATAAGTAGAAACGTCTTTGACAACAAGCCTGATTTCCTCTGTTTTATGATGGTCTAGTTCGCCCTTCCAGTCTATTGACTCCGTTGCGAATATATTTGCTACCATTTCATATCACTCTTCGGTGTAAAGTGTGAATCACGTTCGATTTACCTCCACCTCTCCATTGGCATCGCAATCTGGGCATTTAATCCAGTACCACTCTGAGAAACTACCGTTCCCCCGGTTATCATATTCCGTTTCGATGTTTGATTTTCCACATAAGGGACAATATTTAGGCTCCACCGCATTTCTCATGTTTCATTCGTCCTTTGTGTCGAACTCTGATAGTCGCATTGGACATGCTCTGAGAAAAGCAAGTTCAGGTGATTCTTACACTCCATACAATCCCTAAGTGATTTGCGCGTTCTTCCATCAGGACAATGTACCATTTTTATAACTGAAACCATTTTCATTCTATCGCACTTCCTGTTGAACTATGAACCTTCATCGTTTGAACTCCTCTGGGGGTTGTAGTTGAACCTTCTTATAGATGGAAATTATTTTCTCTGTTCTGTCCTCTCGTATTTTTCCCTTTTTTCCACAATCCTTACAGACTAGGAAATCGTCTCCATATACGCGGTCATAGTCGATGAGGGTTCCACCGAACTTGCGAAGCCTCCCTCCACAATCTTTACAGAGTAGAATCAGCCCAATTATTACTTCACCATCTACAAGGTCCATAGACACATATGTATCTTCAAAGGTAAGTGTGCCCCCACTCTTTTCGATCCCTGCATTCGCGGTCATTCCACATTCCTCGCAGTTGATTCTAAACTCCGAACATCTTCGTCAATCTCCGTCCATTGGTTTACTACATGTTCGAGTAAGTCATAGCATGTTTCTCTGATGGTTTTTTCCGCCTTTCCTGCTTCTCTTCGGTGTTTGTTTATGAACCAATGAAGATAGATAAGGCGTTGGTCCAGTTCTGGACGCTCTCTCACTAACTGCTGAAAGAAGTTCCAAGGACTTCTCTCGGGCATGTGAATCTCTACTTCTTCAATTCCCGCGGAACTTATACTAAGATATTCCGTTTCTTCATCCATCCGTTTTCACCTTTGAAGTTAAACTACGAATGTAAGTCAACATTTACCAAGAACCACCTTTCCGGCTCCTCTAATATTTCTTCTTTGTTGTATCCGAATGAGTTTTCCGTGATGTTCCAGAAGTAGGTAGCCGTCCCCCATCGTTGACCCGACTTATCTAGTTTTTTCTGATACCACGAAGCCATGTCCGAGGGATCGTCCTTGCTCTCATGCTCCTCCTTTTGTTTCTCCCACCATGTCACCGACTTGTAGTGTGATTTGATTCCTGTTTCAATCAACTCGAAGAACTTGGGGTCTGTCGCGTCCTTCACCTCGAACATCTCGGGGTGGTCATTACACCACGTCTGGAAGGGGTACGCTGTCCCATAGTCTATTCGTTGAACCGTTCCATCTGGGAACGTTACAGTCGCCTTCTTTCCCGCCACCTCGGAATCGTGGAACCTATTCCAATACGTTCCACTTCCAGTTTCAGGATCGTATTCCTTGAAGAGAACATCTCTGTATTCCTTGTAGTAATCCCACCAGGACCATCGGCCACCCCACTGTTTCCAGTCCCATTCTCCATCGGGGTTGTATGTCCTCCAATGGAAGAGTTTACCATGTTCATCATACCCCCCTGCGTCTCCATCCCAATCTAGGAGTTTATCGAGAACCGCCCCCTTATCGTTGGGGTCTATCTTGTAGTGCTTGCACATCCGTTCTATGTCATTGTCTGTTAGGTAATCCTTGTATGGATCAACCTCTTTCTGTTCACTATATGGCTCTAGGAACATCTCAGTTAGTTTCAAGGCACTAAGCTTGTTTGAGGCCCGCACCAAGAACACATTATGGTAGTGCATTTAACTTTCCTCCTTCGTACTTGAGTCCAAACCATGATAGATGTAGCAGACATTGGCGACTATTTCTGCGATTGCCTTGTAGGTTTCATCCATCTTGGAATAGTTACCATGCTCGGTAGATACTTGTCCGATCCACGGGCGAAATCCCTGCCAGGTGCTACATACCTTCACCGCATTACATTTTAGACAGCTTTTTTCAACCATTAACTCACCTCTTTCGCAGTTGTTGGTAAAGTCTGAAGAATGTTCTTGTCCTTAAGGGGACATCCCCTAGTCTGGCAAGCGTATATGTCTACTTGTTCCTCCTCCTTGTATCTCTCGAATCCCTTGAGTGCAAGCTCCTTCTTACATTTCTTACACTTAGGCATTATAGTGGACCATCCCAATCCGTTATCGAGTCCTCGTTCGTGAAGAGGTGGCGGAGAATGATGTTGACGTACTCTATTGCCTCATCCTCCTCGGGGTAAGTCTCTGCATCCACGTAGATGGCGTACTTCAACTTGTGTCCCCGTTCATCTTGAAGCGTCATATTTCTCTCTCCGGTGGGTTTTCACAGATATATTGATACACCTCATCGGGGTGGATGCACTCACAGTCATCGCATGGAGTCCCGGCGATGATCTCTAATGCCTCCGCAATCCGGTTGAGGCATTCTATAACTGCTTCCATTTGCTCGGTCATCTTTAGGTCAATAAAATAAGGTAAGGAGAGGACTATAAAAAGGTTAGGTTTAGAGTTTCTCACGGTTTAAGAAGCTCTTGTTTGAGCCGATGAAATAGCTGTATCCATCCATCTCTAGTTTGTTGTCGTGTGCATCCAAGTAGACAACTAACTGCTCCGCTTCTGGGCGGATTGTGGTCGTAGATTTCTGTGCGTCGCGGTCATACGTATAGGTGAAGGCCCACACCAGGGGATCGTCGGGGCGTGCCTCGGTTTTGCTATCCCCTTTCCCGAAGGTCCATTTAATTTGAGACACATCTGGAAGTCCAACCATACTCTGAGCTAGGGGCGTGGTTGGTGCTGGTGTCTTAAACGCGGTGGATGAACTCTCAGATAATGCCTCCTCCGCTAATCCTTGAATCTGAAGGGCCAAGTCAACGACTTGTGCCCATTTAGCGTCACTCATTTCAATTAGAAGGGGTTAAACGCCTTATAAAAGCATTACTAAAAACCAGAGGACACCCCCAACCACCAACCCCCAGACCACCCAATCCCACAGAGAGGGTGGGGCATCCAGAGTCGGCGGGGCGATTGGCTGATGATGCTCCGGTAATGCCCCGCCGTCGTGCCCGTTCTTCCATCGCCGGAACTCGTTATACTCCGCAATAGAGAGGGGGGTCAGTGGGACGCGCTTGTATTCCCGTTTCTCCTGGGGCTTATCAGCCATAACACAACTCCTTACATTTGCGGGGTAGGCACTTTGAATAAACCGTGGAAAGGGAAACAGGCCCGAAGTGGACCGGACTTATACAGAGATACCCCGTTTTCTTCTTCGCCATTCACATCACCTCTTTATCGTCATTTACTCAAAACTATGATATGGGTCCAAAGTCATTTTACAGATGTTATCCACCTTATCCAGTTTTTTAGATGTCTGTAGACCCTCCCACCTATTAATTATTATGTGTGTTGTTTCATGAGTCAACATATAGGGTAAAAACAACTCATATATTTTTTCGGCAGGGTTTTCCCCGTCAATCAAGATGGAAGGAAAATAGGTGCGCCCGTTGATTAGGTGAGCATTAAAGTCTTTCATGTTTCCTCCAAGATAGATATTTTCAAGTCCCTGTTCAAGCTCCACATCGGAAACGTACGCGATTTGAGAGAGGTTATTAGAATCTATTTTTATATTCATTTTATCGCCTTTCATCGCAAACTCTGAATTTTACCAGAACCAGGATAATCTGGGTTATTGGTATGTCCACAGTCAAGACATAGAAGAGTTGCAGTTTGTCCATATTCCCCAATGTGAACCCCATCGATTACGATCCGAGTTGATTTACACTTAGGACAATTCATACTTTATCACAAACCCCGAAGATTCTCCTCTATCCACTTACGCCCCCCATCTTCAAGAACTACGCGACTCGTATATCCACCCCCCGTATATGCTACCCAAAAAGATTTTCCGTTTCGATCTTCTATCTTCATTTTAGTGACACGATATAGAAATCCGCGCTCTTTAAGTCGTTTTATACTGCGAGAAAACGAAGATCGCCACTTAGGTGTTAATCTCTCATCTTTTTGTCTAGGGCGTTTTCTGTAAAAATATGATTCTATAAGAACATCTTTGGTTGTAAATTCGCCGTTTCTACGTTTCTCCTCAAGTTCTTTTAGTTTTTGTTCTCTCCATGCCTTTCGGTTGTCTATGAAGTCACCTAGACTCTGTTCTAGTTCTCTGGCAAGTTCCCAACTGAGTAAATCGAAACGAAGGCCCCAGAACTTATCTGACCCATCGAGTTTTCTAAGAATTGTCTTTTGAAGTTGGCTTAGTTTCCCCCCACTCACCATGATGTTAACCATTTCCATGTTGTTTTCCCCCATATAAAACATTTATCGTCATTCTATCACAACTCTGATATTGGCTATGCTCCAAACCGTGATCTTGTTTCCAAAAATGTTTATGGTGAATTGGGGATGGGGGTTGTATGGCTGACTGGGGATAGAGTTCGGAACTTCGCAAAGATACGAGTCCTCATCGAGTACACCCTTAAACCTTTCATGCTGTTCCTTCCACAACATGAAGGGGAGTTCAATATATGTGTGTTTTTTCATAGTTTATTCACAACCACGAACTCTAACGCCTCGTCTTTAAGTTTCTTCCAGTAAGTGTCCTCCCACCCTTTAGCGTAGTATTCAGGAAACATCCGAAGGGTGTTAAACTCCTCGGACCACCCACAGAAGGATCGCAGGTCTTGGTTGTAGTACAGATTAAGATATTCCTCGCTGTCTGGGTCTATGTCTAGGTCCAGGTGATATTTTTTTAGTGATTCCTTTAAGCTCTCATCTGATCCGTTCTCTGGTTCAGGGACCGTGATTAGAACCTCGTCTGGTATTTCAGACATTAGGACTCCCTCGCTGTTTGGACCGAAACACGAGTTAATACCTCCGTCATTTCCTCCAAGTTCAAGACATCTCCATGCGCGCCCTCAATATCATATTGGCTCCCTCCGTTTGTCCTCAACTCAGCCAAAAGAACGCGCCTTTTACCAAGTAGTTTTTCAGCACGTTTAAGGAGTCTCTTAGTCCTGGGCTGGTCACTGAACCAAGGTTCTAACTTGAAGAACTCGTTTATTATTGCATCATGCGGATCATACATATTTTATTCCTCGCTCTTTTGGTATCTAACTCTGAAATAGGCCGTTCTCCTCACAGTGGTTCTTAAGATACTCATATGCAGAAACAGGGTCATAGATCACCAAACTCTTAGCCGCCTTATCCAAGACAACTTCAATAGAGACATGACCAGCATCAACCATATGATTAGACAAAAACCAGTCACTATCCCTATTCCTCCCCGCGATTGGAATTTCAACCGCTTTAGGATGCACGTCCTCTACTCTACTCATCTTAGGTCAATACAGAGAAACCCCAAAGAACTATATAACAATACCGATAAGAAAACCAAGACAACAAACCAATACCCAAATGACCAGAATACAATAAAAACGTGCGCTCTGGTTTCTCTTGGTTGGTTGGATGGTCCATCCAACGTTAGAAGTTTGGGTATTCGGGGTGTTTGCGCAGTGCTCTGATCAGTGTTTGGGTGTCCTGTCTGTCTTTATGCGTCTGGTCTCTGGGGTGTAGTAGGCGGGTCTTACCGAGTAGGCGTATAAGTTCGCATGCGCACAGCGTTAAGCTCCTCTCTGTAGTGTTCAAGGTGAATACGCCCCTTTAGGGAGAAAGCCTTTATCGCAGTCTACTCTATCGCATACTCTACAATAATACGTCGGTGGATCACATGGATTAACTGTGTATGTCTTACCGTTATCTGCTAGCACTTTCACTTTGTAAGCTCTCCATACATCTCATAGTCTGTGTAGTTCTTGAAGTAATCGTTAAAGTCCTCCATATCTATGAAGCCTCCTAGGAACTCCTTGATGCCCCCACGTGGCCCCACCCGATAGGCTAGCACACAGGCACGCTCTTGCTTATATCCTACCTTGTACCCTTTCACCTTGAATCACTCCCTCATGTTATGCCATAGTTGGCCCTGGATGCGTCTAAGGTTGTTACACCTAATGCTGTCCTCGTCAGGAATGGGCACTGATAACAGTTCATCTATTGTCGTAGCCGTGTATAACCTGGACTCTAGTATCTGATACTTAGTTGGCGCGTATGCCTGCCTGTCTGCCTCGCGTACCGCATCCATTAGCCCACTGTATCCCTTCATCTTCTACTCAGCCACCTCCCCATACCCACAGGACACCTCTACGAGATCACGGCCCTCATGGTGCTCACATGACTCACAGTCCTCAAGGAGAACACCAACCATATCCCTGGGACAGTCTACTACTATCTCTATCTTCGCTTTCATCTTAGATCATATACTAGGCTATGGAGAAGAGTATATAACATACACGTATCACATGCGATACAGCACATGGCTACACAAACAACACACCAGGCATAACGTAGCCATGAAGACACCCTAAGCTGAGGAGTACCCATTCACCATGAAGAGATACATATATATACTTGTTCAATCCATGCTTATTTACGGGAGGCGCTTCCCAAAGAGATACGTACCCCCCCACCCAACTACATGGCTTGGGTGCTCTGCGAAGGTGGTTCTAGGGGGGTGGGGTTATGATGTGGGTTCTTCATCGAAGTTAATATGACCGTAGATAAATTTGGTGTTGTAGAGTGCTTTTTCTTTGTTTGTGGTTTTTCTTCTTTGTACCATGGGTTGGTCTTCTTCTAGCAGTATCAGTGTTTTGCTGATTGATTTGGGTGAGGCGCTTCGCTGGTATGTGTTTCGTAGTATGTGGGCTATTTCTCGTGCTAGGTAGATTGTTCCGCTTCTTGCTGCTAGGAGTTCTGTTATCAGTGTGGCGGTGGTTATTCGCGGCATCTGAGGATCATCTCTGGGGTTGGGTGTCTTTTTATGCAGTGGCTTGCGCGGCATCCGCCTAGGCGTTTGAGGGGGCAGGTTCTCTCGTGGTCGGTGCATACTCTGATGAATTGGGTGATGGGGAATGTGTTGATTAGGTAGCTTCTCTCGCTTTCCACTCTTGCTCTGAGGTATTGGAGGGGCAGTAGGTCTGCTTCGTTCATTATTTTCCTCTTATAGTCTTCTTCTTGTCGGGATTGGGGGGTGGTGCGTTGAGTGCTGCGGTTAGCGTGGGTTTCCCGGTTGTTACGTTGGTTAGCCGTTGCACGGTTGGCTGTGTATCTGTGTGCGGTCTGGGTTTCTCCGGCTCGGGCTGGGTGTTGTATCCCTCTATGACCGTCTTCTCTTCGGTGGGCGGGCGTCGGAATGGCTGCGGTACGGTGGAGAATGGGTTATGATGCCCCGGTTCGTCGGCGTATATTGTCTTCACTGGCAGCCTCTGGAACTCGTGGACGATGTCTTTGCTGTCCTTATCCGGGGTGACTGAGCCGTGAAGAGCCTCGGTTGGCTCTGTGGTTCTCCTTGTCTCCGCTTCGACGTTCTGCCCAGTGATGACGGGTACATCCTCAAGCTCAGCCTTCTTCCTTCTTCTGCTTCCGAACGGCGCCCTACCGGGTTTACTCATCTACCATGCCCCCCCAACCATCATATGTTCAATCAAATCTAAAAGTATTTTTGCGTCCGGACGATCCTTATCAATCACCAACAATATCTCCTTCTCTCTACTCTCCTCGGCGAGGCGTCTAAGCTGCCCCATGGCTTCATTGCTCCGTATAATCTTAAGCCCGTACCTGTTCTTATACACGTCCCCACGGAGAGGGTCTATATGCCCAGGGTCCGACTTCTCCCGTCTGGTGAGGTCTTTGTACTTAGCCAGCGTATCGTCGGGTGGCTGAAACGCTTTACGTCTGTTGACGAACACTACTTTAGGTCGCGGGTCCATCGTTGACACCTTCATCCGCTTCATCTCTTTGAACTCAACTATCCTGAATCCGTTACCCATTTGGCCGTGCCTCCCACATCTTCTTGGATCGTGCCAGCGCGAATAGGGTGAGGGCCAATATTGAGCCGAATCGCGCCCACATCGCCCATGAGGCGCTGTAGACGCCAAGTATCCATGTCGCGCTCTCGAATGCGCCTTCTCCGAATTGTGCCCAGCCGAGGGCGTGGTATATGATTCGGTTCTCTATGTCGGTGCTTTGACTCCATTTGAACCAACAGTATGCGGCTACTCCCCATCCTCCTGCTACGGTGATTATGGCTTGCTGGCTGAGGGGGAGGGCGGTGAGCCAGTCTGTCGGTATATCTGTGACGAATACGGGTAACGCGCCGAATATTCCCCTGACAACGGCGGTTCCCCCGAGCACAACGACTGCCATATAGTGGAAGAACTCGTGGAACCAGTAGAATAAGACTTGGTCCGCTAGGAAACCTAAGAAAAACTGAAGGGGATTAAACCTGTCCTTGGGCCAGCCCACGTCAGGATTCCTCGGGGATTAGCGGTAGGATGTATTTTCTCCAGATGAACTTGAGTATTCGCTCTATGTAGACGATTGCACCGCTCTGCATCATCGCGTAGTAGAACAGTTCCTCCCCCGTCGTTACTGGTACTTGGAATGCTACGAAGAGGATTGCTACGAAGCCTGCGGCTAGGTAGGTGGAGACGAGCTTCTCCTTCTGGAATCCTTCGTCTCCCATGCTCTTGAGGTAGCCGAGGGCGGCCATTACGGTTGCCGAGATTAGGCTTAGCACTGTCGCTGATTGTAGACTCATTTCATGTATATTTGACTCTCCTAGTATATAAATTTATATGTTGGAACAGCATAGCGTATGGTGATGACGCAGTACCAGAAGACATTCCGCAAACTCGACAACCACCCGGATGCCGATGAGATAAAGGAGAGAATCGCCAAAGGGGACTCTCCACCAGAAGTCTGTAAAATGCTGGTGATCAGATACCCCGGCGACACATCTCTATGGTTGAAGCGTCAATACCTCTACATTTACAGGAAGGCTAAACACCCTCAGTTGGCGAAGATGAAGAGTCGGAACAGGTATAAATCGGCGATGGAGACCAAGACGGGGATTGGGGGTACATCATCACTGATTGAGGCGGATGTCGCAACCAGAATCATGGATTTAACTGGGCAACAGCCGAAGCCTCAGGAGCCGCGGAAGGATATACCCGATGAGACTCTGCTGAAGTGGCTTGATGGAAACAAGGGATTCATCACCTTCGTTGAGGACATGATTATCGAGCGCGGAGAACCAGTTTCATTGCAGGAGTATCAGAAGGAGATGTCTCAGCACTTCCTAGACTGTAGCCGAGTAGTGGTCTGCGCGGGGGGTCAGGTGGGAAAGGACTTCATGATGCAGAACTTCATCTTGTGGTGGGCGATTATTCACGCGGGAAGCCTCCAGATGGTGTTGTGCGCTACTCAGGCGCAGAGTTCAGCGCTGAAGCTCCGAATTGAGGATAAGCTGCATTTTTCAGGTGATTTACAGTTTGCATACGCGGGGAGCAGGGAGAAGCCTGTTCAGACGGTTACATTCAAGAATGGTTCAACAGTGCTGTTTCTGACGGCTAGGAGTCAGGTGGCGGGGTATACTAACGTGGATTTGATATGGATTAACGAGGCTCGCTTCATAAAGCCTGAGGAGGTCTCCCGCGTCTCCCCGCTTCTCGGTATCGGCGGAGGGAAGCTGTTTGTGCTGAGTCGTCCGCTGTTCAGGCGAGGCTACTTCTGGGACTGCTACCGTAACCCTGCGTTTAAAACCATGAAGCTTCCCACTGAAATCAACATATACTTCGACAAGGAGGTTCTAGAATCTGACCGGAGGACTATGTCTCCTCACCTTTTCAGGGCGGATTACATGGCTGAGTTCGCCGACGCTGGTTCAGCGTGGTTCCCAGAGGCATCCATAGATAAGTGCAGCATGGTTGACTACGACTTCAAAGGGATGACCCCTGAACCCATGCATGAATACTCCCTTGGAATCGACCCCGCCAGACTCGCCGACGTGTCCGCCATGGTTGTGACAGGTCGCCACAGGAAGACTGGGGCGTACAAGGTGGCTCATGTCCACGGATTCACTCCCGATTCATCTGCTCCGTCAGAGTTCATTGTGCAGTATGCGTATATTCAACTTCTTGACAGGATGTTCGGGTTGAAGTATATTACGCCCGAGTATTCAGGTCTCGGGATTCCGTACTCTGAGCGTCTTGAGGAGGAGTGGAGAGGGTGGAACTCCAACGCAGTTCTTAAACCGTATCCTAATATGAGTCTCCGTGATAAGATTGACCTGTATGACTTTGCACGGCAGGTAGTGATGTCGGAGAAGCTGGGTATCCCGCGTGGAGCAGACAAGTTGCTAATAGAGTTGAAGATGACTCAGATCGGGGCATCTGGGCTAGGGAAGGTGCGGGTTGAGACTCCTATAACCGATGACTATGCTGACGCTTTCTGCCTGTCGCTGGTTCCGTTTAAGAAACCGTTCGAGATTGGGGTTTCATCTGTGAAGGGACACAGTGTTAGACTGCCGTTTATGAGCCGGTAGCACCCTACTTCTTTTTTAAGTATATATAATAGACTTATCACAACTCTATTTGACATGAGTTCCAACGGCGGAAAAAAACTGCTAGACAGGATTCTTCCTATAAGAAACACCGACGACATATACAGCAGAGGAATGTGGGGTGGACAGATAGTTCACGAAGACGCGTTAACCCGCCTACCCACGATTCCACGGATAGCATCCATCCTCCTCACGGACATACTTGGCGCACGCCTAATCACCAAAGGCAGCCGCCAACCAGTACCAGAATTCACAGTGAGAGAACGAGACGCCACCATCCGCCACCCCGAATACCTATACCCCAAGTTCATGTCCCTATCTAAGGTTCACTGGCTCCTCAGAACAATCATACGGGCATCCATAGGGGAGGTGCTCACCCCAGGGTGGGAGATAGAGTCTCGCTTCAGGAAGAAGTGCCGTAAATGTGATAAGGAGTACGATAACGCTGAGGTGGAGGCGTGTGAAATCTGTGAGGGAAAGGATTTTGAGACTCCTGATATTGACCAGTATAAGACTCTCCGCAAACTGATAGGTGAGGAACGTGCTGTTGACTCGCTGCTCTGTGAGGGTAGGACGTTCAAGGAGTTCCTGTATAGTACGCTCTGGTATATAATCTCGCTTGACGACTTCTACTGGGAGATAGGTCACACAGATGAGTTCAACGTTCACACGAAGGAGACAGAGAAGGTTCCTAAGTCAATCTCAGTCCTAGACAGCAGCATAACGTTCCCCGTTATGGACTCCTATGGACACTTCACAAGCACCGAGTATTTTTGCCCAGTATGCTACAAGAAGATTCAGGTAGAGGAGAAAACCGACAGCTTCGTGGACATCAGCAACGTCATGGGGAAAGCGACATCCATCCCCAAGTGTAATGAGTGTGGGCTCGACCTAGTTCAGACGGCGTACATCCAGAAGGTCGGCGGCAAGATTGTAACCCGCTTCGGCAAAGACGAGGTGATACACTCTTCAAGCAGCAGAATCAGCCCCGACGCCTTCGGACTTAGCAAGATAGTCGCCGCCGTGAAACTCCTGTACGTCATAGACTACATGGACGAGTACAACCTTCAAATCTACAGCCACGGTCACGCCAACACGATAATCGGAGTCGAAGGCGCAGATAAGGCGAAGGTTGACGAGATAAGTCAACACGTCAAGACTCAGATACGGGGAAAGACTCGCCGAGACGCTAGAACGGGGGAAACCCAGTTCAGCCTCGAACCCGTTCTCACATTCATCGGGTTAGAGTCGGGTAAAAACCTTGTACCCATCGATATCGCCCCCAAACTGGGGGACATGCAGAGCATAGACTACTATAGGCTGTATGTCGAGAAGGTTTGCGGTTTATTTGGAGTTTCTCCGATATTTGTTACACTATCAGAGCCGGGAAGCGGGGGTATAGATGCCCGCCCTCAGATTGATGTTCAGAACCGTGTCACACGCCAGTATATGAGCGACGTTGAAGACCCGTTCAACGATTTCCTCCTTCCTAAACTGGATATAACTGACTGGGTGCTGCGCTTCGGCAAGGTGGAGAGCAGGGATGAACTGCGGGATAAGCAGATTATACTGACTAATATACAGTCTATCAGCCTCGCCATAAAAGCGGGGTTCGAGGTGACAGTGTCTGAGGATGGAAGGAACTTCACGGTTTCACCTAAACCCGTTTACGAGACTGAGGCACGGAGTAGAGAGGAGGAGGGGAAGATTCCACAGGATGAGGACGGCGCCGCGAGGCGGACTATGGCTACGGGTACGGCGCAGGGAGTTCCACTTCAGGAACCTGAGGAGATTGATGAATAATGGTTTACAGCGAGTTAGAGAAACTTCAGCGAAAGCACACGATTAAATCGTATAACCACATGAGGCAGAGGGAGAAGGTTCTAGGCATTCAGCCGACTCCACCCGCTAAACTGATTTTCCACCCCCGCCACTTCGACCCTTCGCCTAACTGCCGAAGCGGGAAGCATACGTGGGGGACAACGGTGTTGATGGGTATTCCAATACTTAAATGTAAGAAATGTGGACGGATAGTAATGAAGGGGAGCTTCGAGGGAACGGAGACAAAGAGGGAGATACGGACAAGGAATGTACCGCAAGGGAGGAAACGGAAATGAATCGACTGAATAGGATAAACTATGTGCTTCACCCAGACAGCGTACCTGACTCAGACGACGGAAACCTGCGTCTATACTGGGAGCTAGAACTGCTTAAAGGCGTATATGAATCAGATAAACTGGAGAAACACCTTACACGCTACATCCAGATAGTGGACGTGCTAGGCGAAAGAGGGCAGTTCACCCAGATAGACGGAGACAGCGAAATCGAGAAGGTGGCACGCAAATCAGACTGGTACGAGATGATAACCAAACCCATCCCAGCCCCCGGAAAAGACGAACCGCGTGACAAGTTCATAAGCAGATGCATAAGCTCCCTCTCACATAAGGACCCAGATAGACCACATAAACAGATAGTGGGAATTTGCCATGAAGCGGAGCGGGGACGGAAAAAGTGAGTCTAACCGTAAAACTATTGTCCAGAGCATCTACCGTGCAACTTCACTCAAGAAGCGTCACAGCGCAGCTACATAAGAGAACCGCCACTGTGCAACTTCTCTGATAGCAAGTTTTAAAAGAGAGTTTCAACAGGGTTAACCTATGGTTGCCACCCTCGAATACCTCCGGAAACTCTATGTTGAAGAACGTGAACTACCCGAGTTTGACCCCTTCCCAGTAGCGGTGTGCTGCCCCCTCTACAACTCAACCCCCTTCCTAGAGAAGTACCTCAACCACGTCCTACTGTATGATTGGCCCCGTGACTTGGTCAGCCTATACTTTACTGTTCAGGGGGATGACGCTACCTATAATGTTATGAAGGAGTTCCGTGGAACCCATGGGGATTCCTACCGTAAGATTAAGGTTAAACGTGTGAAGCAGGTTAAAGGCGGAGAGCTTCCCCATGTCCGTAACGTTACTCAGTGCCGTAACCTGTTGGTGAAGTGGAGTAAGCCGGATATGGTGTTCTTCAACGACCATGACAACTTTAATCCTCCTGTAAGCATCAGGCGTCTATACGACGGCATCAGATTGGGGGCGGATGGGGCGGCGGGCATATACTTCTTCTCTCAGGTTGACGAGGAAACAAAGAAGTTGATGGCGACCTTCACGGCGTTCTTCCTGCATGAGGGGACGATGCGGGGGCTAACACTCAGAGGTATGCGGGGGGCGTTTCCACTGGAGATATTCAGCAGACGCCTGTGGATGGACGCCGTATCCTTCGGATGCTTCTTGGCGAAGCGGGAACTATTGGATAAGCAGAGGTTCTTTGTTCCCTATGGAACGACTCTTACGGATGACACACTTTTCTGCCTTAAAGCCCGCGAGAAGGGCTTCAGATTCATCGCTGACTTCGGGTTGATTGTGCCTCACTGGGGGTTCGATATACGTCACAGGGCGATGCTTGACATAGAGGTTAAGAAGACGGGGGAGATGCTTAAACGGCGTAGAAAAATGTCTGATGAGGGAGTCTACGTGAACCCTGAGCGGGATGAGAATATGAGCGACGCCGTAAAAGGGTTTGTGGACATCGACAAAATAGAGGCGAGGACTCCCAAAGGTTAAAATACCTCACCGTGAAACTACTATAATATGAGTTCAGAGCTTCTATCTCCCTTTAACCCCCTGAAAATTTTGCATTATGGCGCGAGCATACTCCGCCTCATCAATGACGGAATAATCCCAACTCCCGCAATGGTAAGTTTCGACTTCGCCAACCCATGTAACCATAAATGCGCTTGGTGTAGTTGGACCTCACACAGAGCTACCGAGGGGGGATTCCTCGATGAGGAGGTGTTCCGCAACATCGTCCTAGACGCCTATATGCTAGGGGTACGAGGCTGGGAAGTCTGCGGCGGTGGAGAACCGCTCATCCACCCGAAGGCACATGAGTTTCTCCAGATACTCAGTGAGTCGGGCGACCTCCTTCTCATCACAAACGGTTCAAACCTCACTGCTGAGGATGCTAAGGCGTCTAAAACCATCAGAGTCAGCTTAGACGCAGCCACCGCGGAGACACATAGGAAACTCCATGGAACCGGCGACTTCACGAAGATTCTCTGCAACATTCAGGAGGCATCCCGGCATACACGTATTGGCGTAGGGTTCCTCATTCACCCAGACAACTACAAGGAGATACCTGCCTTCGCCGAACTCGCTAAGAGCCTAGGGTGCGACTTCGCCCACGTACGCCCCTGCTTCACCGACTACGACGAGGTTAGAGACAAAGTAGGATTCAACTGGTTCAACTGGATAGCCGAGAAAGGCGACGAAGTTCAGAGTTTAATCTCAAGGGCGAAACAGTGTGAGACTGAGGACTTTAAGGTGTACGCTACCTTAGGGAAGACTAAACCTAAGAGTGAGTGGGGGTTTGACAGGTGCTATGCGCCGTATTTAAATCCGCAGATAACTCCGTCTGGTGGGGTGTGGATATGCTGTGAGCAGAGGGGGGTGGACGGAGGACTCATCGGGACGATTCCTGAGGATGGCTCGTTCAGGGAGATATGGTTCAGCGAGCGACATAAGAATCTTATGGAGGGTCGCCCGAATAAAAACTGTTTCTCCAAGTGCAAATTCCTCTCCTATAATCAAGCAATTCATGATGCTTATATAATAAAATCATTGGATTTAAACTGGATATAAAATGCGCGGTATAATTCTCTGTGGGGGACACTCTACAAGACTTCGCCCAACCACTAAGATAATCAACAAACACGCGGTTTTAATCTACGATAAACCCATGATATTCGGCGCCATAGAGACACTTAGAGACGCTGGGATAACCGACATCATCATCACACTGGGCGACCACGACCCGGAGAGATTCTTCAAGTTGCTTGGCGATGGCAGCGAACTCGGCGTAAACATTGACTATCACTACCACGGCGCCCCCAAGGGCGTCGCCTACGCCATCTACATGTGCAGGGACAGAGTCAGAGATGAACCATTCGTGGTTCTCCTCGGGGATAACCTGTTCTGCGACGGGTTGGAGATGCAGGTAAACTGCTTCAAGAACAAACTTGAACCGATGATTGTCCTCAAGAAGATGCCTTGGAGTAAGGCTAAGAACTACGGCGTTGCGGTTCTAGATAACCACCGTATTGTAGACATAGTAGAGAAACCACTAGAAGAAATATCAGGAAACGTAGTATTGGGGGCATACTTTCTCGACAGTACGTTCTTCTCCTTCTATAATAACATTTCACCATCCAAGCGAGGCGAATATGAGATTACCGACGTTCTCAAACAGATGAAGTTAACCTACAGCTACTACGGGGGACGATGGATTGACATGGGAACATTTGAGGACATTCTTGAGGCGTCCATATGGAGGAAGAAACAAGCAGATGTCCTGTCCTAACTGTGGAGCAGGGTTAAACCCCATGGAGGGACCATACACCTCATGTCATCGCTGCGGTAAACCATTCTCATTCCAAGACATGATAGGAGAAACGGGGGTTATCAACAAAGCGTATGAGGAGGCTAAACTGGATTGGCGACGGGAGATAGCAATTCAAGCAAAGTCATCTGGACTACCCCACTGGACGTGTAAGGTATGTAAGCGGGTCTACGATACCCCTGAGCCCCGCCACCGCGTCTGTCAGGAGTGCCGAACGGGGAAACCTCAGAGTTCAGTATAAACAGTGAGGAACTTTACACCCCAAACATAGGGTAAACCCCGCTGTTCCCTTTTTAAGTAGAACATATTGAAGGATATTGATACCTGTGACTGTAGATTTAACCATAGAGCGTATAATAAATCCCGATGCGCTCATACGTAAACTAGCCCTCAGAGATCATGAGGGGAACAGTCGATTCATAGCAGGATACGCCAACATATCGGGCATTGAGGACAGCCAAGGAGAGGTAGTAACCCACGAAGCGCTTAAAAACGCGTGGACGCATTGGAGGGCAAACCCCGATTACGCCCTACTCAACCTACTTCACCAGAACCTCCCGATGGCTAAAGTCATATTTGAACCAGTCATAGACAGCAACGGAAACACCCACCTCAGCGGAGTAGATGACAAGGGGCTCTACATCGTCGGACAGGTCAGAGACGACGTAACGCTATCCGACGAGGTGTGGGAGAAAATAGAGCGGGGAGAATACCGAGGATTCAGCATAGGCGGACGCAACCTCAACCCTCAACTCCCCACATGCACCAACGGGAAATGCGTCCGATATATAGACCAGTTAGAGTTGTATGAAGTGTCAATCGTAGACCAACCCGCAAACAAGGCATCCTTGTTTAATATGCTTAAAAGAGACGACCTAGCGAAACTCGCAGAGGTCGCAAACAAGTTCACAGAGAAAATCATCACACAGAGCGTTGTGAAGATAAGTAAGACACGCGGAGAAAACTGTGGGAAATACCACGTCATCATAGAATCTGACTTGGTGGACCCAATGACCTTCGAGACGGAGGACACCCGAGTCATAAGAGAACCCGCAGAGGGAGCAGAGTACATAACCCTCTTCGACCACGCATTGTTAAGGTCTCATGGGACCATAACGGGAGAAGCGGCGCACGGTGGCGTCAACCCGCTTTCCCTCCCGACAGAGGAGTCGGATACGCCAAAAAGTAATGGGGATATCCCATTGAATAAAGAAAAAGGAAATGAGATAAGAGAAAATATCGAACCTGAAACACCCGAGACCCCTAAAGAGGTCGCTAAGGAACCTGAAGAGGCTATCGCACCCCTCACCATGGAGACACTGGCAGCCGACTTGGCGCGAATCGCCGACAGACTGGATAATCTAGAGAAAGCCGAGGAGCCACCCGCAGAGGAGACACCTCCTGAAGCGGTTGCGCCTCCGGCTGAGACGCCACCCACTGAACCTGTGGAGCCAGCGCCTGCGAAGGCGCCCACACAAGAGGAAATCCAGCAGATAGTTCAGGACGCAGTGCCAGTCCCAGAGGCTAATATGCCTGTTGAGACGGCTGCGACTGAGGCTACTCTGGAGGCACCTAGAACGGAGGCTCCAGTAGCGCCAGTGACACCTAAACCAGTCGCCGCGCCCGCACCCGTGGCTACACCCGTAGCCCCAGTTGTGGCGCCCGTAGAGACACGGGGAGTAGCAACACAGACAACAGCAGCTCCAGAGGGAGTGGTTCCACTAGCACAGCTTTACGGGATGTCTTGGAACGAAATCCATGAGATGGTAGAATAGAGAAAGAGGTGAAAATAAAAAATGAAAAGTTTTAAAACTATAGCAGAGATGGAGAAATTCTATTACGGAGACATAAACGCCGACATGGTGCAGAAGGCTAAAGCCGCAGTCCTAGTAGGCGACACCGCCTACAGGAACACAGTGTACGGAGCCAAAGTCTGGAGCCAGATCAACTACGAAGCCAACGTGTTCGCAGGGCTACCTAAAGAGCCTTGGGGCAAGTCAGGCTGGAGGGTTGAAACCGCTGCAGGTGGGGCCTTCCCGAGTGGTGGGCTAAGCGCAGGCTCAGCCGCCGCCTTCACAAGCATCGCCGACAGCACAGCGCCCACTTGGGCGTCACTAAGCGCCAGCCCTAAGCTCATCGACCACGGCTTCGGTATGAACTGGGAGTCCTACGTCCTGAACGACTCAGACGACGACGTGATTCCAGTATCGGAGCTTCGCAGGCAGAAGGCTGAGGAGCACATCAGAAGCCTATCCGCATACCTTATTCAGGATGTAGATACGCCCGCAGGCGTGGGCATGGAGAGCCTTGACCGCGTAGCCTGCTCCTCAGCTGAGACGGCTAACGCCCTATCGGCAGCCGGAGATGGAGACATCTACGGCATCGACAGGGATGCCGCGACAACCTACGACGCTCAGGTAAGCTACTCAGGCACCGCCACAACCGATCTAAGAGACTTAACCATAGGTCTCATAGACGGCGTATGGGCTGACATCGCTAAGGCAGGCGGAAAAACAGACAGAATCTTCACAGGACACAACACACTGAAGGTATGGTCCGCACTCCTCGAAGCAGAGAGACGCTACAACGTACCCGGAATACTAGGCTCAGCATGGATGATTCCCCGCGTAGACGGGGCAACCGGCGTATGGCCTGGAACTGAAGCTGGGTTCAACGTTGCGACTTTCTTCGGACAGCCCATCATACCGTGTATAGACTACAACTCCAGCCTAGCTACTGCTAGAACTGGGGAAGTAGCGCCAATCATGTTTGCCGACTCGCGGTTCCTCCGTGTGGCTATCAAGATGCCGACGGTCTACGTCGAATCTAGATACCCAGAGGACACCATCAACCTTGATGGTCACGGCATGGAAGGGCACTACTACACCATCGGAGAACTCCGCTGCACAAACTTCGTTGCACAAGGCAAAGTTAGGGACATCAAGTAGGTGACGTAGAATGACGATCACATACACCCTGGACCACAGAGGCGTGGAAGGCAACAGGAGGGTAAACTATGGAAGCTTCACAATGACTAGCGCTGAGGTGATTACTCGGACGCTGAATACTGGGCTGAGAATAGTTGATACTCTTGAGGTTTGGGATCAGACCCGTGCCTCTCCTACGAGTGGCGTAGCTGAGCCGAAATGTACGTATCCGACATCTTGGCCTGCTTTGGACAGTACAAGTGGACACTTTACCGTCGAGTTTACTAGCTCGTTGGGTCCTGTCTTCTGGAGAGCGAAGGGAAAAGTATGACTCTGCAACAGTTTAGATTTAGTTTCCTTGGGGCTCGTGGGGAGCCGTTTTTTTTAATCCCTATAATCATGGTTGAAAAGGGTTAAACGTTGAGTGATGAAGGCATATATCGGCTGATTGAAGCGATGGGGGACAGAATCACGGATCAGGGTAAGTCGATTAGGGTTCTGAATGACCATTCGTCATCTATGGAGCTTCGGCAGGAGCGACTGGAGACTCAGCTTCATACTGCTGTGGCTATTATCAAATGGGTGCTTGCCCCTATGTCGGGTTTAACCTTATTACTTAGAATAGGAGAAATGTTAGGAGTGGGAAATTAGATGGCATTGGGAAAATCATATGTTTTAGTGTCCGGGTTGAAACTTACAAACTCGTTTGTTTACTCGGCTAAATACACCACGAGAAACTTTCCCAAGGTGGGAATCACCATTGAGAACAGGTCCGTCGGGGACGAAGGGAGCGGGGTAGAGTACACTGTGAGAGCGTATCCGGTTGAGGGGTTGCCAATGGTTCTCTCGATAGCATCCGGCTCAGTTCTCACATCAGGAAGCTCCAAATATCTGGCGTTTTCAAACCCGTATGACCAAGTGGACGTTGGACTGTCCGCCCTTCAGGATAATAGGTCTGGGATTGCCACAGTGTACGTGACGGGGAAGAGGAAGTGATGATATGACGTTAGCAACAGAAAATATTGACGTGCCAAAGCCAGTAATTGTAACCTCGGGGCTAGTCACCGTAGAATCTGGACTCGGCGTGGTCGTTCAGTCAGGATTATGGACGATGGGAATAGCCCTTGCCGATATCTCCGGCGAGTGGGTTGAAGCCCACATTATGTCCGGCGAAGTCACTTTACCCTCAACCCAGATAGTTAAAACCTCTGGTGAAGCGGGTTATACGCCTACAGATGGATTCACCGCAGGCATGGTAGTCATCGGGGCAATATCTGGCGGGGTTGCGCTAGCGAGCGGAGAAGTCATATCCCTCGCCGTAAACACCCCGAGTAACAACAGCGGGGATATCTACATGGGTTTCACCAGCTACCGACCCTACAGCGGATACGGGTTCCTACTGGAGCCGGGGGTAGGTGTCACGGTGGACATAGACGACCCGAGTGCGACGTTCTACTTCGCGGAGCTGTCGGGTGACTTGGTAAGCTACATGGGGACAGTATAATCGTGGTTGAGGATGAAAGGCGATGAGTGAAATGGAGCAGCTTCTTCAAGCGTTGGCACAGAGGAACCAGAATCTCGGGAACCTGATTAACGCCACAGTTATTGCACACCAAGATAATACGACGATGCTTCAACGGTTAGCGGATATGCTTCAGCGAGAAGAAGAGGGAGACAAGGAGAAGGAAGAGTAATGGCTAGAATAGTTTTTACACCGATGAGCGCGGAGGCGTGGGCACTTAGTGGAAAGACGAAATCATTTAATGGTGACATTGTATTCAGCCAGCTTCTTGACATTGGCACCATTCAGGGTACGGGAGACCCCGACACAAAAATGGTTTTCACCACGGATACCATTGTTTTTACCGCTGGAAATATTGAAATGGTCAGGTTAAATGAGGTAGGGACAAACCAAATTATTTTCAATAATGACAATACAGATATTGATTTTATCATTAAATGTGATACGGTCACGGGGTTCAATATGGATGGGGGGACAGCGGCAGCTACCTTCGGCGCAGGGGCGACATTTGCGGGAGCGATAACGCCCTCTGGGGCAGGTGGACAGGACTTAGGTTCAGCGGCTCTTGAGTGGCAGAACCTCTACCTCGACGACGGCGGAATAGTCTACTTCGGGCTCGACCAAGACGTTACGCTGACCCATGTGGCGGACACGGGGCTCCGGCTGAATCTTGAGTTAGAACTTGATGGTGCTCTGAATCATGATGGTGCTAACGTTGGCTTCTATGGAATCGTACCCGTAGTTCGCTCCGCGGCGTGGACCATCACAAACGACATCGCGGATCGCGCCTTCGACGCCAACACTGTAGCCGTCGCTGAATTGGCAGATGTGGTCGCGACGCTGATAACGGATTTAGCCGCCACGGGTATCATAGGTGCATCCGCTTAATCGCTGTTTGGATTGAACTCTGAACCTCACTCTAAATTACTGTGGGCACGGACGCCCCTCAACACCGTGTGAAAAAGTATGAAGTTATAGACATAGTATGTTTTCATTTTGTCGATAACTACAAGGTTATTATATTAGTTGTTGTTATGGGTTAAGGCATGAGAGAAGCGGAGGCCCCTTTGCGAAACGTTATAAGATTGAGGTTCCCCCTATTCAGTCATGGAGCTTGAGTTAGAGGAGTTCATCCCCCTCGTAATAACCCTCTTATTGGCGGGAGCCGTGGCAGGACACCAGTTCTGGTATCAAACCGAGATAGTAACCATCGAGGTGGAACGCATAATCGAAGTCACCGTTCCCCTAGAAGTCCCCGTGATAGTCACGAGGACAGAGATTCAGGTCGTCGAGGTTCCCGTCATCATCGAAAGAACAAACTACACATTCATCGAGATTCCCGCGCCCATCTCCATCTACGAGCCGTTCGAGGTAGAAAAAGTGATAGTCGTCGAGAAGCTCGTGGATAGGGTGCGGAACTTCGAGACTATGGAGGAACTGTTTGCTTTCATCAGGGCGGATAAAACCGATGAACTCGGCTACTCAAAAAGGTTTAACTGTATGGACTTCGCCTTGACCACGGCGGATAATGCTATGAGCCTCGGATACCGCGTTGTTTTCCTCTACTCCTACAACCTTGAGGAGGGCAAGGCACACGCTTATAACATGGCGTATGTTAAAAGCTCGGCGGAATGGATCGTCTGGGAGCCTCAGACAGACGAGATTCAATGGGGCTGGATAAGTCGTGTCACAGACGGCATAGATTAGGGTAACGGTTATATACCACTCCCCTTACTTCCTATAGGATGGCGTGGAATGTACCCTCTACAGAGGATAAAATAGTTACAAAGCCGATAATAACGACGGGTAAACCGGGAATCCACATCCTGTTTCCACACAGGGGGACATGGATTGCGGAGTTCGTTGAAGCAACATGGAAACCCCTCAGCGTGGCTCAGCTTCCTTGGTGCGAGAAGCATATCGCCATGTGCCGCGTCCCCAGTCTCCCTAACGCCCGCAACGTCCTCGTGAAGACGTTTCTTGAGAGCACAGATGAATGGTGTCTGTGGATTGACGAGGACATGATAGTTGAAACCCCCGTCGGGAAGATGGGGGACATCGAGATAGGCGACCCTAACCTAGCGCTTCAGATAATGCATAAGTCCCTCGTAGACTCCGGGGAATCCATCGTAACGGGGCTATACAGGGCGAAGCAGAAACATGGTTTCCACTACGCAATATGGAACGCCGTGGAGAAGCCGGGTGGCGGAGAAGCATTTCAGCATATTGAGCACTGGCAACCCCCTGAGGCGAACTGGTTTTCCGTTTCAGTTGCGGGAATGGGGTTCATGTTGATGCACCGACGGGTGTTTGAGGCTATGAGGGACGCTGGATACGGCACCAATGAGAAACCGTACTTTCACTGGGAGCATCCGGGGGCTAGAAGTGAGGACTTTGACATGTTGATGAAGGCTGGTGAACTGGGATTCAAAACGTGGTGTCTCACCGACGTAAAATTATCACATTTTGGTTTGCTAGTTCTAGAGACAGGAGGAAATAAGGGTCTCCAACTGAGGGTTCCGAAGGTATGACTCTTGAGGTTCTCCTTGTCGTTTCTCTGGGCATTAACCTCCTTTTCCTCGTCCTTATCCCTGCTTGGATGAGGGCTATTGTGACAGAGGAGTTAAGGCGGTTCTTCGAGGAATGAACTCGGTTTACGTCACGTTTGACCGTCTCTCGGCTGATACGGGGGCTGGAAGTGTTTGCATTAACGAAATAGATGCGCTTCACCGTGTTACCGATGTTAAGCAGGTTATCACGAGGAAGGAGACATCCGCTAGGATAAGTCACCACTACCCATTCAACCCGTTTCTTTTCGACTACTTCTCAGCGCGTCTACTGGAGCATAAGGGGGTTGACTTGGCTCATCTAAGTTGTTCCCCCGCCAACGCCATACTTGACCGCCTTCAACCTGAACACTATGTCGTAAACTGTCCCGCCCACAACCTTGAGGACAGCATACGGGAGCACGAGGACATGACTGGGAAACCGTACCCCTTCATCCATAACACCGACCCATACCTACGGGATGCGCTGTGGGGTCACATGAAGGATGCTGACTCGGTGATAACTCCGTCAGATGGGAGCGCCGAGTGGATAAAGAAGAACATTAAACCGAAGCGGGTGACAGTTATTCCCCACGGCCTCACTCTACCAGATGAAGTGGCGTATCCCGAGGAGTTCACCAACATTGCCTACATTGGGGCATGGGGACCGGACAAAGGTGTGAAGTATCTTGTCGATGCATGGAGCAAGTTGGACTATGATGACTCCGTCCTTTACTTCTTCGGGAAGGGTGTGGAGAAGATGAAACCCGTGCTAGAGAAGTGGGCGACAGGGGGCAAATACCACTTATATGGGGGATTCAACAGGTTAGAGGATATAATGCACATGTTCTCCGTGTACGCACACCCCAGCGTCAGTGAGGGATATGGCATGACTCTCCCCGAGGCAATGGCGCACGGCAGAGTGGTTGTGGGCAGCACAGGAACAGGTTCAAGTATGCTGATAGAGGATGGTAAGAACGGGTTCACCTTCCCCCCGAGGGGTGTGGATGCCTTGGTCGGCATTCTGGATAATCTGAAGAACAACTTCAGCGACTATAAGCACGTAGCGAGGGAGGCTAGAAAAACGGCGGAGCAATATAGTTGGGAAAAGATTAAAAAGCGATATATAAATTTGTATAGTGAAATACTTGGGGGACGCGTGTCGTGAGTTATAACCTGCCCTTTCAAGAAGGAAGTGAAATAGTCGAACTGGGTGGAGGAAACAACTCCATCATAAAGAGAATCCCCCAGCTAAAATGCGTAAACGTAGATGTCCGACAGGTAGAAGGAGTAGACATCGTCAGAGACCTAGAAGGCGACTTCAGCGACATCGGACCCTTCGACGGACTCTTCGCCCAGTACGTCGCCGAACACATTTCATGGCCTAAAGTCACGGGGTTCCTCAGTAACTGCTTTAAGATATTAAGGGGGGGCGGGGTTGCCGTATTCGTTGTTCCTGACACGTATGGGCAGATGAAGAAGATTATGTTGAAGTCTGCTGGGGAGATATCGTTTGATGATAGCAACTTCCTGTTCGGGGGTCAGGATTACTCTGATAACACGCATAAGTGGCTTCTGAGTAAGCCGTTTTTCACGAGGTTGCTATTGGAGGCAGGGTTCAGCCGTGTAAAGATTACGGATCACATGGATCCTGAGGCGCGGGATATGTTTGTTGAGGCGTATAAGGATGAGGAGAGAGAGGAAGTGAAGCCAGTTATACTTGTTGGAGCGGTAGCGGATGTAGAGACGAAAATAAACATGGGGAGTTTCACAGTAACTTTTCCTGGGTGGATTAACTGTGATATCAGAGGAGATATAAAAGAGGCGGTAGAGGCGAAGGGACATATCTTCGAGCACTGCGACGTAACTAAACCCGTCAGGTGGAAGAATGACTCTGTCTCCATCATCACGGCGCATCACCTCATAGAACACCTGTCACGGGAGGAGGGCGCATTCTTCCTCGGGGAATGCTGTCGGATACTTAAACCGGGGGGAGTAATCAGGTTATCTACGCCTGACATCGACAAGTTCATCGTCCACTATAAGGCGAACGACTTTAAGGAGAAGTACGCTGAGGAGTTTGAGGTGGGTAACGCGGAGGATGATGTGGATGCCTTCTTCAGGTTGGCGTTCATGGGACATAAGACAATCTACAACTATCCGTCTCTCCGAATAAAGATGGAGAAGGCGGGGCTCACGAATGTCCGTCTGATGGTCTACGGGGCGTCGCGTTCACCCGTTATCATGTCGGAGACAGAGGACAGTTTTCCAAACCATTCCCTTTACATCGAAGCTTCCAAGTCAAATACACCTCCACAACACTTATTATATAGTCACGTAGAACAACTGATTGATAAAGGGGCAATCTCATGGAACGAATAAAACCACCAACAAAGGGAGATTTAGTGGAGTTATATCACAATCAAAAAAAATCTCTAGTGGATATCGGTAAACTTTACTCTCGCAGTGGTGCCACTATTCGCTATCATATGAAAAAACACGGAATTAAAAGACGAACCTATATGGAGGGAATCGAACTTAAGGCTAATGAAAAACGCGTTTATTTTAAGTGTCCTATTTGTAATGAAAATTTTCATGTGGGAAAGTCCGAGGTACGGAGAAGACAAAAAGATGGAGGAAAAATACAGTGTTGTTCCAATAAATGTAAGGGGATTTTGTCTCGTGGGAGACAACTTAAAGAAACTCATAAGTTGAAACATCGTTTTTGGAGAACCAAGCGCTTAAGAGAGGAAATTGGCCTCTGTGAAATATGCGGTTTCAAAGAAGAACCACGAATTTTAACAACCCATCATAAAGATGGGGATAGAAACAATAATTCTAGAGAAAACTTGATTTTGTTATGTCCCAATTGTCATTCATTAGAGCATTTAAAAATGGGAAAAGGGCAAACTCCCATAGTTTCATTTGGTGTTGGAAAAACCCTAGCAGAGAAAACTTGTGCGTTTTGTGAAAAAACGTTTAAACCAATTACCTCAGGTAGAAGCAGAAGTCAGTTTTGTTATGCGTGTTTGCCTCATAGGAGCATCCCCCAACACCAAGCAATAAGGCGGAGACTAAACAAATATGTTGCGGGGTTAATAACAAAAGATGAGGTTTTAGTATGGCGAAAAAAACTAGAATCTGGTGAAAATATGTATAACAAGGTTTGGAGTGTGTTTGAAAAATAAACGTCTATATGTTTGATGTTGATGAAACGTTGGAAGTTTCGGGAGGGCCAGTTCAATTTTCTCAATTAATAAACTTAAAAAAGGGGGGGCATATAATTGGACTTTGTGGAAATTGGGCGGTTGTCACTAGAAATATAAACAATTGGCACAAATTATTCAGTTTAGTGAAAGTTAGTAATGAGCGAAAGCATGAGTTTCTAAGCGCTGTCAAGAAATACGTTTCGGCTGAAAGGTACATTATGGTCGGGAACATCAATCCGTCTAATGCGCCATATTCTGATAAAGATGAGGCGGAACTTGCAGGATGGGAATTTATTGAGGAACACAGCTTTTACATTGAAGGTGAGAAACCTCGTGGTTCTGCACAAACAGCGAATAGTGTGACCATTTCTGGAATAACAACGGATTATGTGAAGAACCTCCCACATCCTGAAAAAATAACTGAGGAGGAGCCTTATCAGAAGTATCTAAGCGGTGACTGGGACTCAACGGAGGAAGTGTATGAGGGATCATTCTTCCCAGAGGTTAGCATAGTTGTCCCGACGGTGAACAGCCCCACATTCACCGCTACGATAGACAGCCTCAGAGAGAAGACGAAGATACCGTGTGAGTTAATCATTGTCTGCGACTGCCCGAACGATGAGAAGCGGAAGACGCTTGAGAAACTCGGAGGGGAGGAAGGAGTCACTGTTATAATCGGAGAGGAGAGACTTGGGAATCCATCTGCATTCAACAGGGGCGTCCACGCCTCACGGGGGAAATACATAGTCCTCACACATGACGATATAACCGTTCAGACAGACGGGTGGCTTGAACCTATGGTTGAGGCGCTGAGGAAGCACCCCGAGTTCGGCTACGTGGTTCCACTCGTGTACCGTAGAAACCATGATGAGCACAACTTTGGGGACCTCGGGGAGAGCAGTGTGTTGACTCGTGAACTCATAGATAAGGTTGGTGACTGGGATGAATCCGACTTGTTCAAGCGGTTGGCGTGTGACGGCGACTACTTCATCAGGATAAAGCGGGAAGGGTATAGACCACATGGGATAATCGGGAGCACGGTAGTTCATCAGTTAGGGAGTACGATTAAGATGGAGCTTGAGATCAAGGATGTGAAGGATAACATGGAGGAACTGTATAGACGGTATGGGAAGGAGGAGGTTCTCATAGACCGAAGGAAGCTTCCAGCATACCATGGGGAGGAGTTGCTTCCAAAGTGGTGATAAACTTGCAGATATTGGTTGCCGGGGGTGCCGGATTTATCGGGGGCGCCATAGCGGAGGACTGGATTAGCCGTGGGCACACGGTTCACGTTATGGATGACTTCTCCGTGGGGAAGCGCAGTACCATTCCAAAGGGAGTTCGCTTTGCCATTGATGGTAGAGTAAACCAAGAGAATTTGGGGGCGTTGCCTAATACTGATTATGACATGGTATTCAACTTCGCCGCCCCGTGCACCGTGAACCAGTTTAAAGAAGAGCCGATTAAGATGCTTGCCAAAGCAGAGGAGTCCGCCTACTATCTTAGGAAGTTCTGTAAGGATCATAAGATTCCCTATCTAATCTACGCTTCTTCAGCGACATGGTATGGTAGCACCGCCGCCGACTGGGTGCCGAATCAGGGAGGATTCCAAGAGGAGATGCCCGCCCGCCCAGACAACATCTACGCCGTGTCAAAGGTGGCTGAGGAGGCTATGGACACGCTGTTCCCAGAGGTTAAGACTCTCGCCCTACGCCTATTCCCAGCCTACGGAGGAAGAGAATGGGTGAAGGGGAAATACTCCTCTGTGCCATACCAGTTCCTGATGGGCATGATAGATGGTGAAGTCCCCGAAATATGGGGTGATGGCAACCAGAGCAGAGACTACATCTACGAGGGGGACTTCGTAAACTGCGTCAGGAAACTCGTTAACCGCGGAGCATCAGGGGCATTCAACGTGGGCACAGGCACCAGCATAACTACAAGGGAGTTAGTGGCGGTAATCAACGACCTTCTGGGGAAGAATATTGAACCAAACTACGTGGAAATCCCTGGATACCGCTACACTAAGGCGCTGTTCTCCGACCCGAGTAAGATGCTTGGCGTAATCGGTGACTATAAGTTTGCGAGCATGCGGGAGGGGTTGGCAGATATTCTGGGGAAGTTGTGATGAAGGATATAGCGGTAGTCACAACCACTATAACAGTTCCCCAGTGTATCCCGTATATATATGATAACGCTCAGAAGTATGGGTATGATGATGTTCACTATTACATTGTGGGGGATAATAAGACTCCCATCAAGAAGGTTAACAAGCACCTCGGACGGGTTATCCCAGACGAGAATCTGACAGTTCTCAGCATGGACGACCAGAAGGAGTGGCTATCCCATGGGAAACCGTCTTACGCAGGAGTGTTTCAGGAGAACAATTATCAGCGGAGAATACTCGGTTTCCTCATTGCACGTCAGGATGGCAACGAGGTCATCATAGCGGTTGACGACGACAACTTCCCTAAGACAGAGGAGAACTTCATCGGGAAGCATGTGTGCGCCTTAGGGGAGAACGACTACGTTAAGGCAGTTAAACCAGAGAACTCATATGTCAACTTAACCGACTTCCTCGGGAGAACAGACGTTTACACACGGGGGTATCCCCTCTCACTGATGGGGGAGAGACACTATAAAACCAGCAGAAGGACAGCGGATACAGCGGTTAATATAGGCGTCTGGTCGGGAGACCCAGATATAGCGGCGTTGAGCCGTGTATCGAAGGGGGATATACAGATACCGTATAACAGAGAGTTGGAGACAACCATCGTTGAGCGGGGGTGCTACACATCTATGTGCCTTCAGAATGTATCCTTCAACACAGATTACCTTGTAACCCAGTACGAGTTCCCCATGAACGTACGGCTGGGCGACGTAACCCTTGGACGCTACGACGACATCTGGGCGGGGTACATCTGCAAGAAGATATTGGACTACATGGATAAGGATATGACGTTCGGACCACCCACTGCAACCCACCTCAGACACCCACATGACGCCTACAAGGACCTCATGAATGAGTTCTGGGGAATGATTATAAACATGTATTTCTACCCCGCCGTTCAGATGATGAGGCTCTATGGACCAAGCTACGACTGCATAGGACTATTCCTACAGTTAGTTGACACCATGAGTCTCTCCCTGCGTTTTAAACGTAAGGTTATCCAGAAATACTTTGACAGAGTATGGGGGGACATGAGGCTCTGGGCGGAGATGGTGGAGGTCATCGGTTGAAGATAGGGATTAGAGACACATCCACCGATAACGTCTACATTACCCCGTTTGAGAAAGGGTGGAACATACTGGAGTTAGGCGGAGGGGAAAACCCGTCCTTCCATCCGAATATTGATTTCAGAGATCTTCCAACGGTTGACATAGTAGCCGACTTGGAGAAAAGGCTCCCTGTAGAGGATGAAATATACGATGGAGTGTACTCTAAAATGGTTATCGAGCACCTCGGGTGGAGATACCACACCCACTTCGCCAGCGAAATGTTCAGAGTGCTTAAACCGGGGGGAGTCGCCGTAATCATCTGTCCGAATACTCTTGAACAGTGCAGGGAAATCGTGAGGCGGGGGGTGATAGGGGTGAAGGAGAACGCTATGCTATTCGGGGGGCAGGAGGGAAGTTGGGGTGAAACGGGGAACTATCACAAGTCCGCCTTCTCACCGACATATATTGTGGAATTACTGATAGCGGGGGGCTTCGTCAAAGGATTGGTGAAGCCTGTTCCCTTTGTCTACTGGGATATGATTATAGAGGCGTATAAGGCAGAGGATTGACTTGAGAGTTGTAATAGTCGGAGGGGCATCCGGGGCGAAGATTGCACAGGACATCTTCACGTTGAACGGCGTAGAGATAGCTGGCTTCATGGACAACTATGTCCCAGAGGAGGATAGACACCAGTTGAGCGCCCCCGTCTTAGGTAAGGCTCTGCACAACCTAGAGTTTCTCGGAGAACCCGACGTGGAATACTTCGTGGCGACTGGGGACAACGTTATGAGGCGACTTCACGTTGAGGGGTTGTCGCTGTTAATAGATAAATGCCCAGTATCAGCAATCCACCCAGACGCAGTAATCTCCCACTCAGCCACAATAGGAGACGGGGTTCTAGTTATGCCGGGGGCAAAGATAAACGCCTACGCCAAAGTCGGGTTGGGGGCCATCATCAACACCGGAGCCATAATAGAACATGACAACAGCATACATGAGTTCGCCCAAATAGGGCCGGGTGTGACTCTTGGTGGGTGTGTCGTTGTTGAGGAGTGTGCCTTCGTCGGGTTGGGGGCAGATGTTATTCCCCATGTAACGGTTGGTGAGGGGGCTGTGGTGGCTGCTGGGGCAACAGTTATAGGTGACGTGGCGCCATATACGATGGTGGCGGGGGTTCCCGCTGTGAAGAAGAAGGATTTAAAATGATTCCTCTTTTTATGCCTAGTTTTGATGAGAGTGACGTTGAAGCCGTATCCGCTGCGATTAGAAGCGGGTGGCTTATAGAGCATAGCCGAACCAAGGAGTTCTCGGAGAAGTTCGCCGAATACGTTGGGAGAGAATACGCCGTTCCCGTGTCCAGTGGAACCGCTGCGTTATTCTCCTCGTTGAAGGCATCTGGGTTGAAGCGGGGGGGGCGGGTGGCTGTGCCTGACTTTACTGCGCTTGGCTCAATTACTGCGGTTCACCTTGCAGGGGGAATCCCGATATTGGTTGATGTGGATGACTATGGTAACATTGATGTGGACTCTGCCTGTAAGTCTGATGTCAGCCACGTCATTGTGGTTCATAACAATGGGCATCGCTGTGACTTGGATAGACTGGTTGAACACTTTGGATGCAGATACGTTATTGAGGATGCCTGTCAGGGACTCGGCTCAACAGACCCAAATGGGAAGCAGATGGGGGCGGACACTGACATTGGGTGCTTCAGCCTCTCCTCGACGAAGATAATCACCGCTGGGCAGGGAGGAGTGGTAGTCACCGACGATGAGAAACTGTATGTGACGCTTCAACGCCTTAAGAATCAGGGCAACTTCAAAGGTCACGACGAGGCTGATACACATGTTCATGAGGGTTATAACTTCACATGGACGGATATGAGTGCGGCATTGGCGCTGTCTCAATTGAGGAGGCTTCCCGATAGGGTTAGGCGGATGAGGGAAATCGTCGGACTCTACAATGAATGCGGGGATATTCCTATTCCTCCTCTCGGTGAGTTGCCTTGGAGGGTGCTCGTGAAGGTTCCATCGGAGAAGCGTGATAGCGTAGTCTCCCACTTGAGGGAGAACGGGGTGGGGGCTAGGGCATTCTTCAAACCTTTGCACACCCACTTCGGTCTTGAGGGGTTCCCCAACGCTGTGAAGTATTCATCATCTGGTATATGTCTGCCGTCGTACCCTCATCTCACCGATGAGCAGGTGAAGTATGTGTGTGACACATTTAAGGAGGCAAAACAGTGAAAATCGCGTTGATCAGCACGCCCTTCTTCGGAGTACCTCCTCCGGCTTATGGAGGATTGGAACGTGTTGTCTACGACCTATGGAAAGGACTAATCGGAAGGGGGCATAAGGTAATCTGCTTCAGCCCAGACCCCACCATAACGCCAAAGGGGGGATTCCACATAAGCACCGGAGCAGCACTGTCAACTGTCGGGGTTGACTGGGTTAAAACAGAGAAGGTGATGCTGGAAAAGTGTGAACCGAAACTAGCCGACTTCGACATCATTCATGAGCATAACTGGTTTGGGCACACCTATGCCTGCAAGTCAAGAAATCTAGACTTAAACGTATGCCACACGCATCACGGACACGTTTCCTACGATTGGTGGGGCAAATCCCAATCGCCATTCGACTTGAATTTCATCGGCATCAGCAAATGGATGAAGAGGTGCTACGAGACAGGGTATGATGGTAAGGTGCCAGTTAAGATTCCAAGTGAATATGCTTACAACGGGATCGATTTAGACAGTTACCCCTATAAAGAGGAGAAGGGGGACCGACTTATGTTCCTCGGACGCATCGACCCCATCAAGGCACCCCATGTGGCAATTGAGGTAGCGGAGAAGACGAAGACGCCCATCGACATCGTCGGTGGAATCAGCTTCGTGGCGAACGAACAGTATGTCTTAGATATTAAAGCGAGATGTCAACAGTCACTATACGCCAACTTTCTTGGAGAGGTGAGCCACGCCGCGAAGGTGGAGTTGCTTCAGAATGCTAAGGCGCTTCTCATACCGTCGATTTTCGGGGAGCCATTTGGTTTGATCGCTTGTGAGGCTATGGCATGTGGAACCGTCCCAGTCGCCCTAAGAGATGGAGCGCTTCCAGAGATAATTGAGACGGGAAAAAACGGATTCATTTGTGAAAGTGTTGATGAATTGGTTAATGCGGTATCTAAAATAGGTACAATTCGGTTATCTGACTGTCGAAAACGCGCTGAACGTTTCTCGAAGGAGGCTATGGCTCAAAGATACGAAGAGTTATACATAAAAGCAATAAAAGAAGGCTGGTAGGAAGGTGAACTCATGAGACTAGAGAAAAAGGAGAGCCAAATAAACTATTGGGACGCCATAGAAGACGGGTTAGCCCACCCCATCATCATCGGAGTCGAGCACCGAACTGGGTTCCTATCCGGCATTCAGATGAGCAACCCGAACACGGGGAAAAGGGTCACACTGACAGGAATTGAGCTTGAGGCTGTGGCAATGGTATTCAACGAGAGCGGCTTCAAGGTGGAACAGTACAGTCCAGAGGACGCGAACGTAGTTTAGGAGGTGAAAGTGTGGAAGACGAAAAAATGAGGAGAACTCTCAAGCGGTACGTAGCTAACATGAGGGCTATCCGAAACTATATAAAGGAGGAGCACCCCAACTTGGCGCCCCTTCACCGCGCCGCGGACACGGTTTACGAGAACCTGCTGATATTCCAGAGGCAGGCGAACGCCCCTGATTCCTAAGAGTAACTCCTTGGGGATGCAAAGGTAATCTCTCCGCTTCTTTTATATTATAGAACATCCAAACCACTTCTTGACGAGTATGCCAACGTTATCTCTGATTTCACACTGGTTAAAATCATGGTTCGGGGCGCCAAGTGATAGACCCACCGCCCTAACGGTTAACCTTCTCCCCCGAAGCGGGACGGTAAACCTTTTCGATAGAACCGTCACTGTGAAGGTGATTTAGATGTCATGGTGGACAGATCAAGAGGCGGAAAGCCTACGTAATCTATGGTCAGTCGAGTCACGGGAAAGTTTGTTAAGGGAGTTTCCCACACGATCTTGGATTGGGATTGGCACCAAAGCAGGGCGTTTAAACTTAACTAGAAGAAGATACGTTCCATGGACGGATGAGGAAAAGGATTTATTAAGAATAGTTTATCCCGGATTTCCAAGAGAGGAAATTGAAAAAATCTATACACCGCGAGCATGGACTACAATAAAGACCAAAGCATTCAACATGGGCATTCCAAGACTTCAGATAACATATCACATAGATAGGATGAATCGGTGTCCATCACTAACAAAAGATGAATGGATTTATTTGGCTGGATTAATGGATGGGGACGGGCATTTCATACTCTCTCAAACTAAATATAATGGACGCCCCTCAGGATATAGGCCGGGAGTTGGTATAACAAACTCTAATCCATTATTGATAGAGTTTTTATCTGAAAAGCTAGGTGGTTTCCTTCAGAAAAATGAGATAAAAGAGAGGGAATATGGATACAAACAACGTAGGCAATTATATCAGTTCCATGCTAGGGGGCATCATATAATTCCATTCTTGGAACAAGTTGAGCCACACCTAGTCGCAAAAAGGCAACAAGCTCAACTATTAATTAGGTATTGTCTATTGAAACTATTTAAAAAGAGAGGACCAATTACTGAGGAGGAAACAGAAATATATAATATGATGAAAGCATTAAACTCTAGAGGCGGAATCGTGGGGGTTAGATGAGTCGTGTCGTGGAAAATCAAAAAGTTTGAGCGGAACGTCGCCCAGTTCTTCACGATTCAGGAGGCGGATGGAACCGCTATGAACGTGTCAGGCTACACGGTCACGCTGAAGGTGAAGATGGATGACACACTCCTCATCAGCGGAACCTGCACAAACGCCAGCGCCACACTGGGCTATGTCTCCTACACGGTGCTGAGCGGCGACTTCCCCGCTGCTGGCAGGGCGCGGTATGAGCTGGAGTTGACTACTGGAAATGAGGTGCAGGCAACGGAGACATACCCTGTTCACGTCGGGAGAAGAATATAAATGTCAGAATATGAAACTAAATGGGTTGACATAGAAGACATCGAGCGATTCCTACAGATAAACTTAGACGCCGACACCAAACCAAGCGACGGAGAAGTCCTAGCGTTCATCGACGAAGTGGAGTCAGGAATGCTACGGGAACGATGGGGAACCCAGACAGCGGTATCAGGAACAGTGATGGATGTCAGCCCAACGGCAGCAGTAGGAAGGGGAAGCGTCGCATGGTTCATCCAAGGACTACCAGAGTCCGAAGTCGGCAGAACCATAATTCCACCTTACACCCCAATAGTCTCCGTCACCAGCGGAAGCTTCTATAAGAACGATGCAACACTCGACAGTGCACCAGACACGGAGCTACTGGTATGCAAAGATAATCTTCCAGGGGCGGCGAACACGGACTTTATGGTTGTCAAGAAGTTTAACCATAAGACGGGTAACTATGATGGAATCGCCTTCTACTTCTTCCATGACATCCCGTATGCTGGCAGGAGACGGGTTACAGGGGGATATGTGTACGGGTATAATATAAATACGAAGATTCTCCGTGAGTACGCTATGCTGAAGGTGTGTGAGAAGGTTATATTCGCCCGTCTGTTCTCCGCTCAGCCGACGAATGTGGCTACCTACGAGGGTGGAGACCTTAACAGCTATGTGAACACCCAGTTCGATGTTCAGATGGCGTACATAGATAAGAGGACTGAGGAGATAGCTAAAAAGCATTTCCCCGTGGAGTTCGCCATCGCAACCGTCCAAGGAGTGTAGTAGTTGACAGGATACGACGCCGTTCTATCGGACACCATAGACTCACTTGAAACCACGGTGGAGTCATGCACAAGCTTCAACTCTGACTCCGTCCACTTCGACTACGTGAGAACCATATACTACGATGAAACAGACCCAGTGTGCCTGCTGAGCCTCATACGCGACGTAGCAGAAGCCATAGGACCGTATGAGACACGGCACCTGTTCACGTTTCAAGCTAAGATTTCCCATCAGGGGACGGGGACGAAGGCGAACCTGAAGGAGATTACCGGCTACGTCGGTGAAATCATAGATAAGATTGAGACGGATCGAACGTTGGGTGGGAGTTACATTGCACGGACTGAGGCGTCTGTTGTGGAGTACAGTCAGAACGCTCCTCAGAACTTCATCAGGTACTTCGCCTTCATGGGGATTGAGGTTGAAGTCGTGAGAAACACGGCATAACCTTCACCGATTATTTATATCGTAGAACAAACACCATACTCCATTAGAAATAATAGAAGAGAGAAAGATAGAAAATGGCGGAAAAATACATTGCACTGGAAGAGGAGACCTCGGGTTATGGAACCCACACAGTTGTAAATGACCGTGTCTGCTTCAAGATTCTAAGCGAATCCATCAATACCACAAGAGAAGACTACTTCGCAGAGACAACTGAGTTCTGGACACCAGCCAGCTACGCCAAGGGGCCGTTCAGGTCAGGGGGAGACGTGGAAGTCCTCATGGAGGCACGTCAGTTCCCAAAGTTGCTTGCGATGCACCTTGGAGACCCAACTACGCCTACTGAGCCTCTAAGCGGAACCGTGTACCAGCACCTGTTCACCTTCGGGGGGACAGAGTCTGTTAGTGCAACGGGTCTTAAGAGCTTCGGCATCCATAAGGGCGTCGGAATCGAGACGGATAGGCGTTTCGACGGAGGGGTAATCACCGACATGGAGATTGAGGCTCGGGCGAGAGAGGTCGTCGGGGTTACGGTGTCCATAGTCGGAAACGGTAAGGAGACGTTGACCACTGCGAGTACGGCTAACTACATCAGTTACTCTGGGCAGAGATACCTGACGTTTGCAGATGCTAACACTATGACAGTCGGGGGAACAGACAGGCTAAGCACCGATCCAACCATAGAGGCGTTCACCATCCACCTCGGCAGAGGATATGATACTGACCACTACAACCTTGGAAGTGAGTACATGGCTAACCAGACTCTGCACGGATTCGCCGTAGTAGATGGGAGCATGGACTTCACCTTCACCAGCGAAGATGAGCATGAACGCTTCCTGAGCATAGTCGGCGGAACCACCACAGGAGAACAGTCAGGGCACATCACAGTTCTGACGCTGAGGGGAGACCAGATAAGCTCAGGGTACTACAACGAGATTAACTTCGAGATTCCTGAGACCTACATGACGGCGTCTGAGGCGAACAACACTGGCAGAGACAGAATCGTTCAGACTATGAACTACCGTGGAAACCATCATACGCTGAGCGGATACGCGGTACTGGTGACTGTTCAGAACACGACGAGCAGCTACACGGCGATAACTAACGCCCTTTAAGATGGGGGGGTTCCAGAGGTGTCCTTCCGAGTAGACATAGAGCTTCCAGTAGAGAAAATCTCAGAGTTAGAGGGAGAAGTAGTCCGAGCCATATCGGATTGGAAAGAGGGAATCCTCAAAGAGATTGAGACAGCCGGCAAGTATAAGGCGTTTCAACTCTCATATCAGCGGATGCCGAAGGGCGGAAGCTACGTTGACCACATTAAATGGCGTAATACACGTCGCACCCCTAAGGAGTACGTTAGCGAACTCTACAATGACCATCAGTGGGCAAGGGCAGTTGAAACAGGGACCAAGCCACACCGGATAACCAGCGACAAACTAATGACTGCTAGACCTATTCTTGCTCAACCGGGGGGGAAGGGTAGGTCTTGGGGTATGAAGTATGGTCCGGGGGCTATCGTGGGGAGGGCGTTTGACCATCCGGGTTCTAGGGCGTTCCACATTTTCAGGGATACGGCGAAACATATAGATAGCATAGCAGGTATTATAGTTGAGGAAGTGTTTAGGAGGATAAGGAAGAGATGAGTGAAGAACTGACGGTATCTACTCCTGAGGAGTACGTGGAGTTAACCACGAGTAAGATTCGCGTCCCTAGCGGGGCGGTGTTCCACATAATGGCTATGGGGGCAGGTGCGATGGTGTACCTGCTCGGCGCCATGCCAGAGGAGGGGCTAGAGAATAGGATGGAACTCATGAAGTTCTGTGAGGAACACTTCGTAGGGCTCGTAGACGGGGTTATCCAACCTAGCATTGTGGCGCCTAAGGTTGAACATATCGCCTTCGTGGACGTTGTTGAACTCCTAGTGGAACTAATGGACTTAAGCGGATTCACTGTGGAGGAAACCGAGTCATTTCTTGACGAAAGAGATAGCCCTGATGCTTGATGCGCTGAGTCGGAGATACGGTTGCAGACCGAGTGAGGTTGCGAGGATGAATCCTGCTTCGGGTGCCGCCGTGTTATTCGACCTGCGCGTCTTAGGATTGGCGTTGGAGGCAGAAGCAGAGGCGGGAGATGAAACCGTCGGCGGGAAGATAGGACGAAAGAGAAGAGCGTGGAGTCCAGAAACTAAAAGAGAACTGAGAGAGCAAGGATTATGGCGTTAGCACGGAAAGAGGTGCGGATAACCTACACGGTTAGAGATGAGGCTACTGGTCAAACAAAAAAAATAACCGAGACTATGCGAAAAGATTTAACTAAAACCACTACAGTTACCAAAGGACTAATAAAACGTATGGGACAAATAGTTCCTGCAACCATGTCTGTTGTAAGAGTCCAGAAAAGCATGACTCAGCAGATTAAACAGACAGCAGGAACACTCGGCAAATTCGGGAGGCGCCTAGTATTCACAGGATTCGTTCTACGGTCCGCGTTCAGAAGCATCTCCAGAGCAATGAAGGGGCTAGGTAACGCCGTAAAAAACCTGGTAATAGACTTCAGCGACTTCGAGAAGATGTCGGGGTGGCTTGGTACAGCTCTTACTAAGCTCGCTATCGGTGGTCAACTTAATGAGGAGTGGATAGGGCGAACCATAACCGCATGGGACACAGCTATGGAGGTTTCAAGGGACCTCATCGGTGAAGTAGGAAAAATAGAGGTCGCATTCTTCGAGTTAAAGACAGAGGCCGCGGCATCCTCGTTAGAGTTCGTAAAAGCCGTGAATGATGAGTTCGAGAAGTTGGACTGGGCCGCGGTGAAAAAGGGGATAAGAGCCGCCGCTGATGCCTTCTATGACCCACTTATAACCGCAATTGAAGACATAATAGACGGTGAAACAATGGGAACCCTCTTAGCCAACCTCGCAACACTGGGGGGACTCACAGGGGAGTTCACAGCGGGGATTGTCGATGGTCTAACAAACATCATCGGATGGTTTGGAGAAGCCGATGGCGAGGGCGCCATGGGTGCCGCACATTGGGTAGGGGAAGTCGGAACTCAACTATCCGCGTTGACAATTCCTGCCATACTCATCGGCATGGGAATAAACACTCTAGCGGGGGCATTCACCGTTGTCTCTGGAGCCGTCGTCGCGGCGGGTGCGGCAATAGGCATTACCGGAACTTCTGGGTTATTACTTGCCTTAGGTGCAATCGCAATAGTAGGCGCCACAATAATCGATCACTGGGAAGACGACTTCGCGCCAGCCCTTCAAGAGTTTGGAGATGCCGTTGATGGTCTATGGTCAGCCTTATCCGGTGGGGATGAGACCATAACAGCATGGAAGGGAATAATGAATCTTCTTAAGGATGCAACACAGCCCCTTGCAGATTTATTATCCGGGTTCATAGAGGATATTACGAAGGTAATAGATTTATGGACCAAACTCGCCGAACTGATTAGTGGTAAAAAGGGGTCCGGGGGTACTGGGGGCTTCGGTGGTGGTGGAGCTGGTGTAAGAGGGGGGGATGAGTTTGTTGGTCCTCCAGCCCCCCCATTAAATGACCCCGTTCGAGACGCATTCGAGCGCCTACAAGAACGGGGGGGACGCCAGTTCGGTGGACCAATCCCGAAGACGGGATTATACCGCCTCCACCAAGGAGAATATGTGACTACCCGCCGCAGGGCGAACATCAACGTAGGTGGAAATGATGTTCACGTCCACGTTATGCTGGACGGTAGGCAGATATCTCATCAGGTTAGCCGGGTTCAGGGGAGAAACGTTAGGAGTACACTGATTATTCCGTAGGGGGAGAGTTATGACAACCAAACGTAGCTCTTGGAACAAAGGACTTACAAAAGAAACCCATCCAAGCATAGCTAGGCAATCCAGAAAAGTAAGTGGACGTCCCGCGTGGAATAAGGGATTAACTAAAGAAACCGACGACAGAATAAAAAGAATGGCGGAATCAAAAATTGGATTTAAGTTCTCTGATGAAACAAGAAAAAAGATGTCGGTAGCAGCCATGGGGCGTCCGGGATATTGGACTGGAAAACACCTCTCAGAAGAAACGAAGAAGAAACTATCCGAAGCAAATATTGGGAAAACGATCTCTGAGGAAACGAAGCACAAGCTATCTGTTGCAAATAGCGGAAAAAATAACCCCATGTATGGACGAAAACACTCGGAAGAAACTAGGAGAACCCTCTCCAAATCCCACATGGGACAAACTTCTTGGAGTAAGGGATTAACGAAGGAAACACATCCCTCTCTCATGAGAATCTCAGAAAAAACACGGGGAAAAAACCACCATATGTATGGTAAACGGGGAAAAGAAGTTCCTGGCTTTGGAAGAAAACGCACTGAGGAATCTAAGAGAAAAATGTCTCTGGCACAGAGAGGTAAGAAACTTTCAGAAGAAACCCGAAAGAAAATATCTGAAAAAAACTCTGGTGAGAATCATTGGAATTTCGGAAGGCATTTGAGTGAGCAGACCAAAATGCGGATTAGTATCGGTAACAAGGGTAAACTCTCTAAGGAAAATAACCCAAATTGGAAAGGGGGCATAACACCTATAAATAAATTGCTGCGTAGAAGCTTAGAATATAAACAGTGGCGAAAAAAAGTATTCATAAGAGATAATTATCAGTGCCAAGTTTGTGAGAAAAGAGGCGTTCTCCATCCTCATCATTTAAAACCTTTTGCTGGATTTCCATTGCTACGATTCGTTATGAGTAATGGAATAACATTATGTCCACCTTGTCACAAGGCGGCACATAAGAAAATGAAAACGTCCTTCATGGATGTGAATGAAGATTGATACACTACGTCAAGTTTGTCGTGGACCCGTTGGGAGACAATTATTCTGTTCCCGAGTCTGATTTGATTAGGGGGCGCGTCGTCATGAACGTTAACACCCCCGGCACCTTCGAGTTCACCATTAACAACCCTGCGGGGGCGCGTAACAGCCTCTATGAGATGGATGACGTCATTGACATTTATATTGACACGGATGACCCCCCCACCAAAAAGAAGATGACGGGGAGAATCGAGGAAATCGAGATTACTCGCCCCGCGTTCGGGCAGACGCTTATGACGATGAGGGGGCAGGACCCGCTCACCGTTCTCGCCTACAGACTTGCCACAGTGGAATCTCAAGGAACCGTGAACATTGGCACCATCCTAACCAACCTAGTCACAGAGTTTGGAGAGGGGGAATACACCACCAACAATGTCTCCGGGGGAATCTACACCCAGACAGACTTCACCGTAGGAACCCGCACCAGCCTGTTGAACATCATGAGGAAGATGGCGGAACTACCAAATGGGAATAGCTACGACTTCTACATAGACGCAAGCAACGACATCCACTGGCACCTAAGGGGAAACTCCGCCTACGATTCAGGAGTCACCCTAGCGGGGGACAACATACGGAGCTTCACCTCCCGCCGAAGCGTGAAAGACCGTAAAACACACATCCACATTCAAGGCGCCCAGACTCCGAAGGAGGAGTCATCGTCAACCCATAACACGGTGACGGACTCTGTGACTCTTGACGCAAATCACTACGCCGATGACTTCATCGCTGAGCATAACAACATTATGAGGGCGGAACTATACGTCCAAAAGGTAGGTTCCCCGGGAGTAAACTTGGTTGGGCGAGTCTCCGTCTCGAAGCACGGGGATCCGTCGGGGGACTTTAAGGACTTTACAATCCGAGAGGAGGAGATAGGTACGGATGCGGGGTGGCACACAATACCAATGGGTATAGATACCATCATAGGGGTCAAATACTTCATAAAACTAGACAGAGCCGGAGACGACGCCTCCAACACCTACAAGTGGTACGGGGACACCCCCGCGGTCCTAGACACAGAGAACAAGGCGCGAGTAAGCGTAGCCACCTCAGGACTGCCTCCCCTCCTCTGGACAGAGTCAGACTACGACTTCAGCATGAAAGTACACTACGGAGAATTCGTAGAGGTATCATCCTCAAGCTCGGACACCCCGAAGCGGGAAGCAATAGTGCAGCTGCCAAGAGCCATGGACAACGTCACCGCACAAGCACTGGCAGACAGACTACAGGAAATATACCTCGCAACAGCATTCTACGCCTCCATAACAACCGACGCCCCAAACGCCGAGTTGAAGCCGGGGGACCTGATAACCCTCAACGAGACAGGTTCAGGACTAGCATCTAAGACATACCGTATGGAGTCCATAGACTGGGAGTTCGGACCACGAAACAAAGCGGAAACCGTGACGCTTGACATATCCGCAGAGCTTCCCTATGAGAGCAAAACAGAGATAACATCTAGAATGCTGGAGGAACTGATGAACGCCACAGGCAGCCAACTTAAAAGCGGAGCAACAGAAGGCGCCGAACCTGACCTTGTAGGAAGAAGCACCATCGGACGTTCACTTGTGGGCTACCAACCGGGATGAGTTAAATGATAGTAAATGGAGATAAATAAATATGGCTGAGTGGACGACGAATGATTTACGCACGGCAATCTTGTCCAACAAGAAGTCGGTTTACATAGGAAGCGGAGCACCCGGAATCGCCTACGATGGGCAGCACTGGGTTGACATCAGCACCGACCCCCCTGTGTTGAAGGTGTACGACCTCACCAACACGACTTGGATGACTATGTACCCCATCTACTATGAGACGCAAAGCGGGGCATGGGCGAACCCAAGTCAGAGCCCCATCACCAACGGAACGGTTGTAGTTGTCTACAACAGCACTCAGGCGGGTACACGGCTGTATGTGAGGAGCAACGGGGCGTGGGCTAACCTCGACACCGCGTCCAGCCCATCGTTGACTGGGACGGCGGTAGTCGGAGAGGTGAAGACGGGGAGCACCTTCTACAAGGATGACTATACGAAGCTGACTGGGAATGGAACGCAGACTCTAAGCGCCGCCAACGAGACGGTGAATGCGGGCTACTACGCGGCAACCACACTATCAGCGGTTGACTCAGACTTGGCGACTGGCAACGTTAAGGAGGGCGTCACAGTCTTTGGGTTCGCCGGAACCTATGCTGGTGTGCCAGCGACGAGTGATACTGATGAGACTGAGCAGGCGCAGGGAACAGCTAGCACCGCATGTGTTACACTGCTATCCGCAGCCGGTGCATCTGAAACAGTGTTGCTATCCCTAACCACAAACGCTGGAGCTGGCAACGCCGTCATCATAGCCGCTGGAGGAGGATGCATATACGCTGTGGACAGTGCATGCGAGCTTCGACTATACATAGACAGCACAGAGGTCGCCAGCGTAGTTCTAGGAACAAACGCGTACAGCACTGAGAGCTTGGTTGGAACACTTGACGTTCAGGGCAGCGGAAACAAGACCATTCAACTAAGATACTACAACTCACACGCAGACTCAAAAACGGCCAACCACTCAGGATTGACGTTGGCCGGAGTAACGGTGGTTCCATGACTGAGAACACAAATCATGAAACGGGGGGAACGTTCGTCGATGAAGATGTTGTGACGGAACAAAGTGCAAACACCAAGTACATACTCATCCAAGCGGCAGCCCCGAACAACGACTACGATGGTCAAATATGGGAGAACACTTCAAGCGACCCTCCGCTACTGAAAATCTATGACACAACCAACACGGCATACATGGAGCGGAGGCCAATATGGTATGAAGTCACCGCTGCAACGGTAACTGAGGTACCCGCCGCATCCCCCACTCTTGATGGGACTCTGGTTGTGCAGTATTCAAGCGGAACAGGGGTGACGACGCTATTCGTGAAAACTGGTGTCGCTAATCTTGATTGGTGGAGGAGAACAGACGCATGAGCGTGGCGGATGGCGCAGTCCGCAAGTTAAAGGTTAAAGAGGAAATCAGGTTTGAGGGCGCCAAGAAGCTCATCTTCAGAGATGATGCCCTGCAAATCTACAGCGACAGCGACGGGAACCTCATCATCGTCGCCGATGTGGGGATCACCCTTGACGCTTTAACCGATATGAACACGGGGCACCAGTTCAACGGGTCGGCTGATGGATTGGTGAACATGTCTAAGGCGGGGACAATAAGTGATGCCGACTTCACCACGGATACAACTGGACTCATAGGGATAGACACGAGCAACGACAGAATCTACTACCGCATCGGCGCCGCTGACTGGAGCTATGTTAGCGCTGACGGCGGATTCAGCTTCCCCGAGAAAACATGCCCAAAGTGCGGAGAAGTTTTTAAGATAGGAGAAAGACTTGATATGATGGTAAACGGATTCGACTCAGATGAAGCCCCACATGCTATTCCAGTCCACAAGGATTGTAGATGAGAATGGGTGAAGATAAACGTAAGATACCTCAAGCGAAGCGGAGAACCCTACGGTACAACCACCTGAAGCACATGAACGCCGCCTACGTGGATGTAATGGACTTCCTGAACGCCGTGTTAGACCCAGTGGAGGTAAAAGGGGGAGACTATTATCTGAGCGACGAGGACCAATTCACCATACTGGAGAAGGCGTTTGACGCCACTAGGACTCTCCGTAAAGAAGCGAGAGGCCTGAGAAACTACTTGGCTGAGATACTGAACGAGGACTTTGAGTAGACTACTTCTTCGCGGTTGACGCTGAACTCTGAATCCGATTGTAGAACACTTCGATGGTATGTCCACATGTCTTGCAGACAAGCGTGAACGATTTCGCCTTCAGACGATGAGGGGCATAATAGTTGTAGATTTCGTAGAGATTGTGCTCACAATTCATCACTGTTCACCTGAATCCCATTAAGATAATCTACAAAATCAGGAATATCACATGCCTCATATTTATTACCTTCAGTATAGAACAGACACCCCGCGCAAGTGTCGGACTCACATTGAAGTGAATCAATTTTAGCTTTTATTTTATTGTAGAAGTTTATTCTTGCATCAATTGGCATTGCCTTTACTCCTCTCTCACCTTGCCCTAAACTGCGAATACGGATTTTATGTGGATAAGGATGTCTTTTTCGCGTACATACCAATCTCCAGAATGTTTTGCTTTGGCTTTCATTCCGCTTACCAAATACATTTTGTGTCCGGCAAACTCATCTATTTTACATACCTCGCCATAGATGAAGCCAGTTACAGCACCATTATCGTAGAACCCGCCTATATTATCGCCTTTCTCAATTTTCATTTTATCACCTATTTGCTTCCAAAGTTAACAGGCAAGACCTAATATGGCTTAACATGTTTTCAACCCGCACAGCCACATATTCCTGTTCCG